AACTGCACGGGGGTCGAAAAGATACTTGATGCCGTGGGGGATGGGCCGTTGCTGGAGCTAGGCGTTGGGGATGGCACTTCGTTTGAGAAGCTATGCAGCCGGTTCTATCCGTTTGATGTCTACGGTTTCGATTGGTTCTACGGCTTAGTGGAAGAGTGGAGAACGCACGGCGACAAGGGCTCGTTTAATCGTGACGGTATTCCGCCGCGCTGCCCGCTCAATGGCAAATTTGTGGTGGGTAGGATCGAGGAGACGATACCGAAATTTGTGCAGAAATTCCGGGAGCCCGCCGCGTTCGTGCATTTCGACTTGGACACTTATTCGCCTACGCTGTTTGCGCTGAGAAATCTAAATTTCCGCAAGGGTACGGTTCTGTTGTTTGACGAGATTGACGGCGCGGAGTGCAATGTCCTTCACGAACAGCGGGCGGTGAGGGAATGGCTGGATGAAACCTATTTTGACATTGAATTTGTCGGCAGACAGCATCAAGAGGCAATAGCGGTAAGGCTGGTATGAAAATTTCTTTGGTTATTACGGACGGGCTTCGCCAGATTACCCTTACTCCGGAAGGTGATGAGGAAAAGCAGATGCTTGAATTGCTGCATAAGCATGAATGGAAGCTTGAAATTAAGCGCGGGCAGTTTTTTATTTGTCTCGGGGATTATGCCCGTTTTGGGGCCTCTGACAGTCGGTATAGCAATGACGAAAGTACGATGCTCGTACTCCGTCCGGTGGGTAAAGCATGAAAACTCTTCCGGTAATGATTCGTGTCGAACCCAAAAAGTGGCACGCGATACAAAAGGAGGCGCACAAGCGCGACCTCACGACTCCTCAGTTGGTGCGTCAAATTCTGAATAATTGGCTAGTGGGTGCAAGGCATGAAAATAGGACTGGTGACGACCACCATAAACATTCCGAAGGTTCTTAGTCTTTACCGGGCGCACTCGCCTAACGACGACGGCTTCGGCGTGAGATTTTTTGTGGCGGGGGATATGAAAACCCCGCACGAAGCCTATCAGTTTTGCGCCAAGATTGACGGCTGTACGTGGCTGGAGCCTAGCGACCAGAGCAAATATAAATGCTCTGAATTACTCGGCTGGAACACAATCACCCGCCGCAACATAGCCCTTCTGGAAGCTCTACGCTGGGGCGCTGACGTTATAATCAGCGTGGATGACGATAATTTCCCTCTCTCGCCGTCCTACTTTGCCGACTTTGCCATGCTGTTCGGCGCTCCGTTTGACGGACTCATTGTTGGCGACCCGAAAGGGTCATGGTTTGATGCGGGGCAGTGGCAGTACCCAGAGGACGGGGGAAATCCGGTTGTTCAACGTGGGTTCCCGCAGGAGAAGCTTTCGGATGGAACGATTGGGGTTACGACCAACGCGAAAATCGGTTTGGCCCAAGGAACTATTCTGGGTGATCCTGACACATCGGCTGTGGATAGGATTTCCCGTCATCCTTTTGTGCATAACGTGTCAGAGTTGTTCCAATCCGGATTCGTTGTCGATAACAACACTTGGACAGTCTGCAATACCCAAAATACGGCAGTTCTGCGGGAGCTTGCCCCCGCCCTCCTCTGCTGTCCGCAGTTCGGTCGATACGACGATATCTTTGCGTCTTTGATCTGCCAGAGGATCATGCGCGAAAAGGGTTACGTCACCCATTTCGGCAAGCCCTTTGTGTGGCAACAGCGAAACCAGCACGACTTGGTGAAGGACCTCCAAGCTGAGATGTTCGGCATGGAGCATATCGTTCACCTTGCAACGGTACTCGATCACATTCCCGCTTTACCGAAAGACGTTCATCCGGTTCGCTCGATCTACGACACGCTGTCTCACGTCACATGGTTCCCACGAAAGGCTAACGAGTTGGCGCAGGCGTTCATGGATGATGTCGAGTTGGTCATGCAGGCGAGGGCGGCGTGAAGCGAGATTTTGATTGGCTTTCGCAAGAGTATTTACGCCGACGTTTTAGCTATGACCCGCTAGAAGGCGTGTTGCGTTGGCGAAATGGTCGGAGCGCGGGTCGGGTTGCGGGCACCATAAAACCAGACGGCTATGTTTATGTTGGCATATCCAACACGGTTTTGGTGGCACATCGGATAATTTGGAGGTTTGTTACTGGTAAGTGGCCTGCGAACGATATCGACCATATCAATAGGGTTAAGTCGGACAACGTGTTTAGCAATCTGAGAGAATCAGACCGAAGTGAGAATCAAATAAATTCGCCGCCGCGTGGTGCGGTAAAATTTCGTGGTGTGTCTAAATCTGGGGACAGGTGGGTGGCTAGAATCTCTAGAGACGGCCAAAGAATTTATCTCGGACATTTTTCGACGCCAGAGAAAGCGGCTGCGGCTTATCTTGCGAAAGCAAATGAAGTGTATGGATCGTTTGCGGGGTCAATATGAGAGTAGCCATTGCTTTTTCTAGTAAGGACAGAGTGCACCTGACGAAAAAAACTCTGAAACCATTATTGGAGCCCAAAAAATATGACGTATTCTGGTTCGATGGCTCGCAAACGGAAGGTGGTAAAGCGTACCACGCTAGTAAATGCGACAAGGTTAAAACGGCGGTGGTCCTCACAGGTGGGTCGTGTCGCTACATTGTCTGCGCTCTTACTACCCTACTTGAGTACGGAAGAGAGGAAGGTGTTGCATACGATTATATCGGACTTGTTGAAAACGATGTCCTTCTCCACGATGACTGGTTCGATAAAACCATCGCGCTTTTCCAGAAGGGGGAGAGAGCGGGACTTAAGGTTGGCGCGGTGTCTGCGCGCACCTACGTTGACAGAATCCTCATCCAGCACGACGGTTATGCGGTAATGCACAATCTCGGCGCGGGGATGATTATTATGACCCGCGAAGCCGCTGAGTTGATCCTTCAGCATTACCGCACTGGGATGACGGTGGAGAACCGTAAGACCTTTTCCATGCTTTCGGGTGTGGATATCGGAGCTTATTGGGCCTTCCGGGGCTCGGAACACATGCTGGTAGCCGATTGGCAATGGGACAGGATGCTCGCCCAGCACGGCTTTTGTAGCCTTGCGCTTACGCCCGCCAAAGCAACTCAGCTAGAAGATATCGCGTCAATGGGCTTGATGATGGCAAAAAAGCCCGTGAAGGAATTGCAGAACGAAAAAGCCTTCAGGAAATATGCCGGGAATTTGGAACAGATACGTAAGGGTGCGGTGGAATTCCCCGTCACCCCGGGGCTGAGATTATTTTACGGCGACACCTGGACGATCTTCCCGCACCAGCTACCGAGTCTCGGCGCGGTTTATTCTGGCGACTGGAGATTCAAGTGGTCGCTTGGCTACGGATGTTTTGCCTGGAAGGCCGGTTTTGGGCTGGCCGACGAAGCGTGCAGCACGCAGGTTAGGTGGGATAATCCCCCCATCATTGAGATTCCCGTCATGGGCCCGGTCGATATTTTGGTCTCCGGGGGAGAGGCGGGTTCTCAGGTTAAGGTGGAGGATGAGGTTTCGGGGTATGGCTGTACGCCCGGCATTCCGCCCGAGAGTCATTCGGGTACGCTCGCTATATCCGTTCCCGGCGCTTGCTCCTATCGAACAGTTAAAGTTACCGCGCTACAACCCGGGTTAAGTTTCTACGGTATAAGATCACGCGACCCGCAACCGTATCTGCCGCACGTCAAATTCGATTTCCACAGCTTGCCTCCGCTATGAGACAGTATCTCCCCACGCTTGCCGAATTGATTGACCGACTCAGCATCGTATTGCTGAAGTCAATCTTTATTGGGGAAAACCGCGAATCGTATCTGTCCGAAATCGGACTGATTGAGCAAGACATAAATTCGGAGCTAAACCGGCTTCACGGCGAGAAGGACTTTCGGTTCCGCGCCTACGATCTGCGGATGATTATGATGGTCATGTTGGCAAACCGATGGATATGGGAAAATGAATCGGTTGTGCGGAAAGGTAGTTACCACGGGGATAAGGCGTATGAGGGGGATTTGCTTCGCGCGACTCACAGCGTCAATGGAATTCGCAACACCGCAAAGAACAATCTTGCGGTAGCGTTCGGAGAACGAAAGGACCTCAAGGTTGACTGCCTAGCCGCCGACCTTCCTTCTGATTTGGGAAATTGGGATGTCTTTTCCTGAGAGCTACAGGGCCATAACCCTGATAACCGAAGAGGAAATGTGGCAATTGCGGAATAACAATCCGAAGGAAACGGGCGTGCCGAGGCATTACAGTATTACGAGGTATGGCGGCGTGGTATTTTTTCCCGCCATTGATCCGGCTAAGTGCCATTTGATGTGCGCGGAGGGGGCGGTATGAGAGCGCTAGTTACCGGAGGCTGCGGGTTTGTCGGACGGCGGTTTGTCAATCGCCTGATTAACCTTGGGCATGATGTTGTCGTAGTGGATAACCTCTATTCCGGGAAGCCGCTGGATGATTGGCCGCACCAGCCGGAAAAGAAATTCGATCTGCACTACATGGACGTGCGCGATTTCTTTCATGCCTACTCGTCTGCACGGTTTGACCTTGTGGTGCATCTAGCGGCGGTTGTCGGGGGCAGGGTGAATATCGAAAGTGATCCATTGGCGGTTGCCACGGACCTCTCGATTGATGCGGAGATGTTCAATTGGGTGGTGCGATCTAAGACAATGCCCAAGGTAATTTATTTTTCGTCCTCCGCTGTGTATCCGCTCAGTCTCCAGCAAAGGGATAACAACGTCCCGTTGCCCGAGATTGCCCTGGAATTTAACGAGACGGATGATTTTGAGTTTCCCGACATGACCTACGGTTGGGCCAAACTCAGCGGAGAGCTTCTAGCAAAGTACGCCCACGAACATTACGGACTCGATGTTCGTATTTACCGTCCGTTCGGCGGGTACGGGGAGGATCAGGATTTAACCTACCCCGTTCCCGCAATCGTCAGGCGGATTGTTAGCAAAGAAAATCCGGTTGTGGTTTGGGGCTCTGGCGGGCAATTAAGGGATTTTATCTGGATAGACGACGTGGTTCATGCCGTCGAAAAGACGATGGATGTAGAGGAGTTATCCGGCAAGCCTCTCAATCTCGGAACTGGTCGCGCGGTCTCGTTTCGGGAATTGGCCGAAATTACGTGCAAGATGCTGGGCCATGACGCGGTAATAAAAAATGACCCATACAAACCGGAAGGCGTGTTTGCGCGGGTAGCGGATACGGCTGAGCTTTCCAAATACTACAAACCACTGGTTACTCTGGAAGAAGGACTCAGGATAGTTTCATGGGCGATAGGGCAACAGCAATCAAGTTCTTCAATAAAGCAGTCGAAACTATAAACGACAAGTCTAAGCCGTCTAACCCCACGACTGCTTTCCAGTTATTTGCCTCTGCGTGCGACGTAGACCCAACGTGGGCGCACGGCTGGTTCCAATACGGCAATAATTGTTCGGACCTTAACTATTTTCACTCCGCCATTGCCGCCTACAGAAAGGCGTTGCAGCACGAAACAGACCGCGATGAATTGATAAAGATATATTCCAATCTCGGGTGGCGTCTGTTCACGACGGGAAGGATGGATGAAGCTTACAATGCGCTAATGAAAGCGTTAGACCTTGACCCGAACTGCCATCAAGCGTGGCTAAATCTGTCTCAGGTCCATGGCCTTAGAAACGAAACTGCAAAGGCCCTGCAATGCGCGAAAAAGGCATACGAATTTGAACCGGATGACGTGGTTAACGAGGCGGCTTACGCTTTCTCCCTGTTATTCGCCCGCAAGCTAAAGGAAGGATTCAAGCACTTTGAAATCAGGTTCAAGTGGCGGCTCCACCAGTTCCTCCAATACCCGTATCCTAAGTGGGAGGGCGAGGAGGGCAAGGTTGTATTTCTTGTCGCAGATCAGGGGCTCGGTGACACCCTTACGTTTGCTCGGTTCGTCGGAAAGGCGGCGAAAAAAGCGAAATACATTCATGCCTACGTTCAACCGGAGTTGATGCGGCTGTTTATGCACGCCTTCATCGGTATAAAGAATATCAATCTGTTGCCGTTCGGGTCTAACTTTCCCCAAGCCGATGTGTGGACAACATTTGTTAGCCTGCCATTCGCGCTTGGGCTGGAGGATGAGGAGATACGCAATACTCCTCAGATCAAGCCGCCGCTGTTTCACATGCCGACAACGTGGATGGTCCCCGACCAGAAGCTAAACGTCGGCATTGCGTGGAGGGGTTCCAAGCTAAACGACATTGACGAACACCGTTCGATCCCCGTGCAGCAGTTTTTGGAGTTAGCGCGGGTCCCGGGGGTGCAACTTTATTCGTTACAGGTTGGGGAAGGGGCCGAGGAAGCCAACTCCATAGGCGCTACGGCGGTGATTAAAGGCTTGTCTCCGTATATCCGCGACGTGTGCGATACGGTGTCGCTACTTCAGAATCTAGATTTGGTCATCGGCTGTGAAAGTGCCTTGGGGCATATTTGCTCAATGGCGGGCAAAGAGTTCTGGATGCCTTATAGCTTTATGGGCCCGGACTACCGGGTGGGGCATGACGGTACGGATGTTCTGTGGGCTCCCAAGCATCGCGTATTTAAGCAGGGTGAGGACCTTCAGTGGCGTCCAGTGTTCGACCGGATTTGTGCTGCGCTAGAAAACAGGCTGAAAAAGAATGTTCCAAGCAAAGTCGTCAATAAACGACGTATCGTTCACGCTTAATGGCGTAACGTACAAGTTTAGGATGATCTATCATCCGGATAACCCTTGCGACAAGGGGATGGTAGAACAATTCCAGCTATACGGTTGCTGTGAGCCCGAGTTGCTTCACGTCATGCAACGGGTAATTAAGCCCGGGATGTTTGTGATCGACGGCGGGGCGAATGTCGGTTTCTTCAGCGTCCTCATGGCGAAAATGGTGGGCGACAAAGGAAAAGTGTTGGCGATTGAACCCGGCGACAACAATCTTTGGAAGCTTGAGCAAAACATTAGTCTGAATAAGCTTAAGAATGTGGAGATTGTTCGCAAACCGCTGTGGCGGGCACATGAAAAGGTGAAATTTTATTTTGCGATGGACCCGGGGACCAATACTCTTGGCAATAATGGCGGCGCGTGTAAGGAATACGATTCCGTTACGTTAGCTGATTACCCGCAGGCAGACTTTATTAAGCTAGATATTGAGGGCGCGGAGGAAGCGGCGTTATTGGGCGCGGCGGATAAGCTCCAGTGCCAGTACATTGTGGCCGAATTGAACGAGCAAGCCATGGCATTGTTGGGGGCGAGTCAGGAACGCTTACGAGAATTTATGGCGGAACACCATTACGAGACGTTTTTACTGCATAAGAGCGGTGCATTGCCGACGCGGGTTCCGTCCCAGACAAGGATTATCCCGTCCATGATGAACACAAATATCCTGTTTTCAAGCATATACGCGGTGGGGGAGGTGTGGAAGGAGGTTGCGGTATGAATATCTTGAATAAAAACCCACTACTAATGACCGATGACGAATTAGACGGTTATGCGCGTCACTTAGTCGGTACGGTCCAGACGCAACACGCAATCATTAAATACGCAGAGGCAATGGCCGAAGTGCTGGCGGAGGCGGCGGTTGCATCGCATAAGGCGACCGGGGATTACCCACTCGATGCGTTGGATAAATGGGTTCGGGTTATTCGGAACAAGGCCCGAGATATTATCCAGAAGCCAAAAGAACAACGTAAGCTAGACGCGCCGGTAATTGAACATGACCGATGAGGAGTTTTTCGCTACGCACAAAGATCGACAATCGCGGATTCGCCAGCCGTCTAAGCTTTTGACTAAGACGAAACAGCGGGCGATGAGATATGAGGAAGAGTGCGAGTTGGAATTCCTGCAATTGGGTCCGCATAAGAGAGACCGCAGGCGAATTCTGGTCTGGAGGGTGCCGCCTGATAGTCCGTGGTATAGTCAGATGAAACAACCGCTATTGAAAATACCAATGCTTTTGTTTTCGGACGAATCGGTAGAGGATGACGATGCTGTTTTGTTGCCCATGATCCACCAGCTAATGCTCCAGAAAAGAGAGGATTACGCCAGTGGGTGGTGTCTCAGTTTAGCGGATTGTTTTGTAAAATCAATTTAAAATATACAAATCCTATTTTTATTAGCGTTTCCAGCGTGTTGCCGCAGCTTTCTTAGCAATCTCTTTTCTCTTTCGGGCCGACATTGATTCGGCTCGCGCCTTCCCGCCCATGCGGCCCAAGGCGACGGCAGCGGCGTTCTTGCCCTCATCCGTGGTCACGTCGGCAAGCTCGCCAGTAGCGATCTTGCCGATCATTACGGCGGCGGCGTTGGTGTCGGCGGGGCGGCGTTCGCCTTTGGGGCCTCGGGGCATCAAGCGCGCCCCGTAAATTCAACATCAATGAAGCGAGTCTTCGGGTATTTCTTGCGGAACGCTACGAGGGCATCTCGAAGACTGGCCGAGAAGCCGCCCCGGTCTCCGGTAGGTTTGTCGCTAAAAAACGAAACAATCTCGTCGCCGTTCTTGTCCAGAATACGAACTGACATGCGCTCGCTGTCGGGGCCGTTCTTCATATTCCACCTTGCTTTGCTTGCCGGTAAGCATATATGACTTTGGACAGTATCGCCAGACTGTTGCAGGAAAGCCGCGTACCTTAACTTTGTTTTGATGATGGCGCGGCATTGTGGTCAAGGCGAAAAGGTGCCCTTGCGGTCGGACTCCGCCGATGCCATTCTGGTGTGAACAAATCAGTAATAAGCGCGTTAAATAAAGGGTTCGTGGAGGTTCGCTGTGCTCGTCACAATGAAAAACTCTGAGCTTATAGACCAGCTCGTGTTGATCGCTGACGGTGACCTCGACCTGGTCAAAGAGGCCATCTCTGCCTCCGCTAAAGGGACAGAGGGTGCCGACCTCAAAAATGTGGTCGAATATATCGAGGCCCATCGCGCGCCCGTGCGAGAGCCTGAGGCGGCATAGCTCCTTGACTACGGTGGCCCGATGTCCATCGCGTGGACCACCGTCGCAATTATCCTGCTGCTAACTCCGGGCCTATTCTTTTTCATCGGGGTCGCCACCTACGAGCGGCTATCCCGTGAAATCATCAGAACTAGCGTAATTAGCGAAGTTGCGATGGCGACTATGATCGCCATCGGTCTTCATACTATTTCGATCATTATTTTGAGCGCGTTCGGTTTCCGGCCACAATCAAACTGAGACACCACCCGCCAGTGGGTAAGCTAATATCTCACGAAGAGTTGCTATTGTTGTTGCGCTATGATCCGCAGACGGGGCGATTCAAATGGATTACGCCGGGTAATGGGTATAAGAAAGATTGGTTTTTGGGCACCCTAGAACCCCATGGATATAGAACGATAAGAGTGTTGGACCGGAAGTATTATGCCCATCGTCTCGCGTGGTTTTATAATCACGGTAAGTGGCCTGTTGCGGAGATTGACCATATTAACGGGGAGAGGTCGGATAATCGTTTGTGCAATCTCCGTGAGGCGTTTAGATCACAGCAATTACAGAACGCTTCGCTGCGGAAGGATAACACGTCTGGGGTAAAGGGTGTTGTGTGGCATTCTGATATCAGGAAATGGGTTGCTCGTATTCATGTTGATGGGAAAGCAGTCCATATTGGTTGTTATAAAGAAAAAGAACATGCGTCGGCTGCTTATGATATGGAGGCCAGAAGATTGTTCGGTGAGTTTGCGAGATGCAATTGTAATGAGTCTTTGTAATGGCTTGGGAGCAAAATGTGTATTCAAGCATGGTTCAAAAGGTTGCGTATGATGAGGGTACGGAAGAACTCCAAATTACGTGGAATTCAGGTCGGGTGAGTGTGTACACGGGCGTACCGGAGGATACGGCGCAGAAGGTTGCCAATGCTCCGAGTGTAGGTCAGGCGATAAACTCAGAGATAAAAGGCCAATACAGCCATAGGTATTTGCGATGAATCTTGACCCGGACGGCGTACTGAAGAAGGCGTTTGGTATTCTCTACAAGAAGGGCAAGTACGAGAATTTCCGTATTCTCTGCATTGACGCGGAGCAGCGCGGTTTCACGCAAGCCATGGAGGCCTACGGTGCAGTAGCTCTACGCTTGGCTTCGGAGATTCAGAATGAAGCCAAGTGAGCCGTTTACCGCGATGGCGGAGAAGATAGAGCGCAATCCGGATGATTTTGGCGGGGCTTATGTGATTGTCCCCCCGGTAATCGGCGGAGAGGCGGTGTCTAGCTTGACTATTCGCAATTCCGATCCGTCCAGCACAGCCGTTCATTTCTGGGCTATGCTCCAAGTTGAGGTTAAGGCAATGCTCGATAAGCTTCAGGAGCAAGAGCGAAATACGGCTGGTTTTGGGCGGCGCTAGTGCTGAAAAACTGCTATAGAGTGATTGGGTGAGGTAGCTAAAGGGTATCGACCACTGCAACCTGATTATGCCCGCGCCGCCGTCGATCTGTAAGGGCTGTTGATGTCGAAACGCCAGCCGGATTATAGCGGTCAGTGGTTCGGCTGGTTGTTGCTGATGCTGTTGGTGGGTGGTCTAGCGGTCGCAGTCTATGGCTGGATGGTCAAAGTCTAAACGGCAGGCGATGGAGAGGGCGTTTTACGCCTTCCTCGACCGCTGTTTTATCAATTCCAAGGACTACGGGCGGGTTTGTCTAGGCGAAAGCCTCTATTGGGGGCAACGCTACGCTATTACCCAGATTTTCGACGCCTTAGAGGCGGATGTCCACGACGTTTACATTCTCAAAAGCCGCCAGTTGGGTATCAGCACCCTTGTTCGGGCCCTGATTATCTTCTTTGAGGGCATGTTTGCTGGTCTGAAGGGCGCGATTGTCTTTGATACCGACCAGAACAAGCAGGAATCGCGGGCTGAATTGGAGGTAATGATAAATGAGCTACCGAAAACGCTCAAATTCCCCAAGATCAAGACGAACAACCGGGCGGGCCTCACGCTCTACAACAACTCGGGCGTCCTCTTCATGTCTGCGGGAGTTAGAAAATCCAAAAGTTCAGGTACGCTTGGCCGAAGCGTTGGCCTCGCTCTCGCCACTCTATCTGAATTGTGTTCCTACGATAACGATGAAGGGCTTGAGGCGTTTGAACAGTCGCTCTCGGACACGAACCCGGATCGACTCTATATTAGGGAGTCTACTGCGCGTGGCTATAATCGCTGGTGGGAAATGTGGCAGGAGGCGCGTAAGGACCCGCTGCATAGAAAGTGTATCTTCTTAGGGTGGTGGTCGAAAGACTCACAGAGGATAGAACGCGATGCCCTCGACTTTGGTATGTACGGTAAAGCGCCACCAACAACAAAAGAAATTGAAAAGATACAAACCGTTAAGGAACTCTACGGCTTCGATGTCTCCGTTGAACAGCTTGCTTGGATTCGTCGCAAGATGGACCCAACGGCTGACGCGAGCGATGAGGGAGGACCGGACTATGAGGGTTCTCCGATTCGTATCCAAGAACAACCTTGGACTGAGGGAGAAGCCTTCCAGCAGACGGGTTCCGTATTCTTCCCGCAAGAGAAGCTTACTGAGCTAACCCGCGCGCACGTCTCCAATAAGTTCAAGGGTTATATGTTCTGGGTCGGTGCTGAATTCACCGACATGCGGGTGTATCAGGCCGAAAATATGAGGATGACCGAACTCAAAGTCTGGGAGGAACCGGACCCGGACGGCATGTATGTGATGGGGGTGGACCCTGCATTCGGGGAGAATGAGGACAATGACCGATCTTCTATACAGGTACTACGCTGTTACGCTGATGGGGTGGATCAAGTCGCGGAGTATGCTTGGCCGCTGGTTACTACGTATCAGTTGGCATGGGTCATTGCGACATTACTTGGCTGGTACGGTCAAAATAGAGCCGAGATACGATACATCCTTGAGCTTAACGGACCCGGAACAGCGGTCTTTAACGAACTCAAAAACTTAAGGATGAAGATTGATGCAGCCCGACACCAAGCAATCGTCCAGGACAAGGGAATCGCGGATATCTTCCGCAATGTACGGACTTACATTTACACTCGTCCTGACTCTATGGGTGCTGGTTATAATTGGCACTGGGTTACGAATATCGGTCGAAAAGTTACCGTCATGGAGAGACTTCGTGACTTTGTGGCTAATGACAAGCTGCATGTACGTAGTCTTTCGGCTGTCGATGAGATGAAAACCATTGCTCGGGAGGGCGATTCGATCAAAGCCCCCGGGAAAATGAAGGATGATAGGGTGTTTGCGCTGGCCTTGGCCGTTCATTATTGGGAAACTAAGGTGATGAACGGGCTTATCGCCCAGAAGCGGACCAGAGAGGCGGAAGAATCAAGACGACGCCTTAGCATTGTGGATCAGGTAGCCCTTTTCAATCAGAACCACCTGGAGGACTTTTTTAAGACGAAAAAAGTAGGTAGATTAACCTCTCAGGCGCAACTTTTAAGGAATAGCTGGAGATATGCAGGGCGGCGGTACTAAGACGCGCGTAAGAATTCGCTGCCATGAGTGCGGCGAGAAGTTCTATTCCCCCACGGCATACCCGGAATCTTGTCCCATCTGCGGGGAGGACTTTGAGGATGACCCGGGGGATGTCATTCGTATGCCATCGTTACGATCTGCTACCACCAACACGCCCGACAAGGTGTTTCGTGAGATGGAATCTTCGTCTATCGCCCGTGCCGAACAGGCGGCGGCGATGGCTGGTGTCCCCGTGTCCGAGATGTCCCATTTGAAGATCACGGACCTCCGTGACAATGTGCAGGTGGGGGAGACTTATGCCAAACCCATACAGACTAACCTGAAGGGTAGTTTTGTTGGCGGCGGGGCTGAGTACGGCCCCACCATCGCCTCTGGGGCGGTAACGATTAACGGAAAGACGACGCAGGGGGTGTACCCCCACGCGGGCGCAAGCGCATTGGGAGCCCTCCAAAGGCTTAACGGTCGCGGATGATACCGGGCGGGATCAGTACGGACCCTAAGAAGCTACTCCAGCAAGCAAACGACTGGATTGAAATTTGTCGCGCCTCTGGCGGTATGCGCGCGGCTTATTACCGGACCATGAACGCTATTACGGAAACCGGAAGGTACGATGGTAGCAAGGCCCTCATTAACAAGATGCACAAGGCTTTGGATGAGACCGCCGCTCATTTGTTTTCTCCCGTCGAACTCAAGTTCTCCATGGATTTTGAGCGTCCATACCCAAAGGATATTTACGAAAGAGGGGCGGAGGCGGCTAAGGGCGTGACCCGAATTTGGGAGCGGAATTCAACCGATATCACATTTGGGAGAGGGGTTTACGAGTCGCTAAAATACGGCGCGGCTATTCTGAAGCAATGGCCGCAGATGGAGGCGGAGGATACCGCCGAAGAACATCCGAGTTATCACGATTCTTTGGTAATGCCGTGGAATTTCGGCGTTTACCGGGAGGACAAGCTAAAAATCAGCGAGCAGGAAATCCTATGTGAAACGTCGAATCTCACGGGGCCGGAAGTTTGGCAGAGAATTTGGAAGCTCCCCAACGCGGAGAAGCTTTACGAGCGGATTATGACCCACGCTCGCAAGGGTCAGGCGACCGGGGAGCCTAGCTCGTTTTTCCATCAAGTCTTATCGACCTCGCAAATCAATACTGGTGTGCAAAGTATGGTCAGCCCCATGCCCGGGGGCATCGTGCAGCTAAATAACGATCCGAATTATTCCCTGATGGGTCCTGTAATCGCTGCGGAACAGGTCCGTATGCACGAACTCTGGGTCAAGGGACCGAAGGGGATTTATACGACAATCCAATTGATCGAACCCGATATTCTGGTCACGCCCTATTCGGACGGGAAAATCATATTCAAACAGAAGAATCTATTGGCGGACGGGTCCGATTTGCAACCCTACCGGAAGATACAGCCGAACGAGACTGAAGGGTGGTTCTGGGGCCGTTCTGAACTTGTAGACCTTATTGAACCGCAGGCGCTTCTATCCATGTGGTGCGACGATCTAAGGCGCATGTACGGGATGCAAGTTGATAAGCTTCTGTTTTTCATCGGGGAGAACGGAATTACCGATGAGTCCTATGCCCAGTTTCGCGCTGCCGGTTACGGGAATCTAGGGCAAGGCGCGGACGTTAAGGACATGACGCCACACATTCCTCCGGAAGCCTTGCCGCTTCTTAAGTGGATTGACGAACAGATTAACCTCTTAAGGGGCTTCCCCCCGATCATGCAGGGGATGGGCGAGCAGGGGGTACGCGCGGGCTCGCACGCCAATACCTTGATGAAAACCGCGTCTCCTACGCTGCGGGACCGCGCATTGATCGTGGAACGTAACTGCGCGGAGTGCGCTGACCTCACGGCTTCGATCCGCGAATTGAAGGACGAGAAATTCTATTGGACGAAAGGCGATAATATCCAAGAGATAGACGAGACAAGTTTTCTTCTGACTGATTTACCGCCCGATTGGAGAATAACCGTAGACTCGCATTCGTCGTCTCCGATCTTCTCCGATGAAAACACGCAGCTAGTGTTTGCGGCGCAGGGCAAGGGTATCGTGGATGAGGAATATGTGATCGACAACACGCCGTTGCCGAACAAAGAAATTGCCAAGATCGCCGCGAGAGAAAAGAAAAAGCGCCAGCAAGAGATGTTGCAGAAGCTTATGGAGACAAACCCCGAGATGGGGCACAAGCTTCTGGAGAAGCAATTTACTGGCGGAAAGCGCCGTTGAACGGCGAAATAACCGCAGGGCCTTGCTGTCTTGTCCTAACGTAAGCTGAGATTCCCGGGTCTGCCTGCCCAGCGCGCTCTGCCGCAATCTGAGTCCTGGTCTGGTGTAGACCGCGTTCGATATGGGCGACTTTCGATTGCTCCATGTCCTCAAACATGACGCCGTGGATTGCGTCCCGTTTCACGTCAATCGTCTGTCCGAAGTCATCGGTGGTGGTGAAGTTGACGCCCTCGAAACTCGTTGCCTTGGAGTTTCGGTAGGTCTGCATGGCCGCGTCAAAGGCTTCCTTAGTCTTAAACAGCAACGTCCAGGGAACAGGCGCGGAACCAAACACGATTGTCATAGAGAACATTATTTAACTCCGTTGCTGCGGGCCCAGATTAGAAAATCGTCTTTAGGGAAACGTATCCGGGATGATGTTGGGCGACAAATTGGCGGGGGGTTCTTTTTGTTTCGTTTCAGAAAGCGGCTGAGTGTGTTGGGGTGAATCTTTAAGATTCTCGCCGCCTCTTTGAGCGTGAGCAAATAGCCGTCAGACCCATTTTCCGGCATTCTGGTGCTAACCGTCGAAAATCATCACCTAATGTCGCGTAATACTTACTTTTGCTTCGTGGTGTTTGTCAACGCGGTAGACGATACTGCTCACGTCACGGCTTAAGTGCCGTTTTTCATCGCGGGTAGGCTCACTCGCCCGCAAGAAGGAGTGAAAGATGAACACGCTTCGTTTCCGGCGCGGTCGCAAACACCGTCGCAAGTAACCAGTAACGGCGGGTCCACGCGCAATGGCGTGGCTCGCCGTAAGTTTAAGGTCGCAATGCCTGTTTCGCCTATGACACCCCCGACTCCTGCCTCTGCTGGTAAGCCCCAGCCGGGGCAGGCTTCTCAAATGAAGCAACCCCCGATGGGGCAGTCATCGGCAACACAGCCGACCTCCAATCGGGGCTCGCAAGCGCAGGCGCTTCAGCAAGTCGCCGCCGCAATCAAGTTTCTTGAGCAAGCCATGTCGTCAGTCGGAGCCGCCTCTGAGCTAGGCGCGAAAATCCACGACGCTTTAGGCAAGCTTATCAAAATCTCCCCGGCAGGGTCGTCCTCACCGGCTGGAGAGAAAAACGCCATGCAAAACGCCATGATGCAGCAAGCCCAGCAAAACAAGGCCATGCAGGCTATGAGGGCGCAGTCTCAGGGTGGTGGTGGTGGTCCTGTTGGCGGCGCTGCCGCTGGTGCTGCCCCCGGTGGTCAGGGGATGGCCGCATGAGCATCTTTGAGGACAAAAAACACAACAATATCAACTTCATCGGGCAAGTTCCCGTTACTGCCGTGCCGGAAGATATCAACCGGCGTCAAAAGGTGGGGAACATTGACCGACCTCTTCAGTGGCCTCATGGGGTTGTTAGCGTACCGAATGCAGGAGAAAATAAATGAGCAATCTCAACATCTTCCAGAACTCGGCTAAATCAATTCCCGAGAGTGACGAACAGATCGTTCGGGTTGATTTGGGTCGAGCGGATATCGGCGGTCGCCCGAGTCACATGCCGAAAACACAGGTTTCGGACAAATTGCCGCTTTCGCATGTCCCGAACGCGAGTACCGGCCCGGGTAGCAAGTAAAAGACCAGTAAGAACAGTGGGGTAGACTATGGGTAGAATGATCGAAGTTGATGAAGATGCCTATAACGGTAGCGTGAAGCTCCGTGAGAGGCTTCGTCGCATTGCCAGCAATCCGAAGAATGCTGCCGCCCTAGAGGCGATGGAGAAGGAACTGGACCCGAGTGTGTCTACCCCGCACCTAGACCAGCAGAAGGCGATTACGGAGCCGATTGAGGGGCTTCGTAAAGACCTCGCTGAATTCAAAAAAGGGATCGAGGATGAGAGGGTGAAAGAGCAAGAGGAAAGGACGAAGGGGGCGTTGAACGCCAAATGGGAAGCCGGTCGCGCTTGGATGCTGCAAAACGGCTTTACCGAAGAGGGCGTCAAAAAGATCGAAGAAGAGCTAATGGCCCCGAACGGGATCACTGACCACAAGATTGCGGCGGCTTACTGGGAGAAGGAACACCCGACTCCTCCGCCTGCGATGCCCGGGGGCACGGGGGCTTGGAACTTTATTGACCCGCAGCCTGACGACAAGGCGAACGACAGCATCAAAAAGCTCATCGATTCCAAGGGTCAAGACAACGTAGTTGCTGATCGTATGGCGCGCGACGCGCTTAATGAATTCCGCCAGCAAGTCGCAGGCGGGCGGCGCTAAAATTTGCTTAAACTGTAGACCACGGCTGCGGCCTAAAGGAGAATACGATGCCATTACCCGGAATTGGCGTAGCGCCCCCAGCCGGTAGCCTTTACAACGAACTCGCCGCAGTAAATCGCCGCGCGTTCGTTCCCCGCCTATTCGTCCAAATCTACTTTGGCTCACCGTCGCTCTATTACATGATTGGCAATGCCCAACGTGCGGCTGGCGGCTTGAACCAAGTCACCATCCCGGCCCAAGGGCAGAGCATGGTGCAGGGGCAATGGACGGGCTACGGCGGCGGCTTCAATTCTCCCGTCGTGACACCCGGGATACAGAACCTCCAATTCAATCTCGCCTACTGGGTAGTTCCGGTCCCCCTGCCGTTCGGTGAGACCATTATCCAGGCTACGGAACGGGAAATCTCGCTCCTCAAGGCCCGCATGAATGACGTGTTCGCCGGCACCCGGCAGAACATGGCGGCTCTGCTCTACACCAATAACACCGCGAATCCCCTCCAACCGGATAGCTTCGCTAACGCCTTTGATGACGGCACAAACGTCCCAAGTTACGGCGGAATCAATCGAAATGCCCAAGGCAACGCGCCGTTCAAGGGTCAATATATCGACTTGAGTAAGGGCGTGTATTCAACGGCCACCGTGAATACGGTCGGGTTTACTCGATCCACGATGGCAACCTTCACCGCCCAAGTGACTGACGCGGCGGGTGGCGAAGCTCCTACCTTTGTCGTCATGTCCCCCGGGGACTATGCGACGTTGAACAACTCTTTCGTCGCCATTGAACAGCTTAATCCGGTTGTGGGGAACCCCTACAACATGGACACGCAAGTTCGCTCCTCGTTCCCGAATCTTGTGGTCAACGGTATTCCAATCTTCAATGACCACTTCTGTCCAAAGGGTTCGGTATTTGCGGTCAACTGCAAATACACGGCCATGTATTTATCGGAGGATGCTGCGTTCGACTTCTCGGGCTTCTATTCGCTCGTTCCTCTCGGTCAAATCGGGCAACAGGGGGTTACGGTCGTCGGTTATGACGTGATAACGGGCAAACCGGCCTCCAACGCCCTTGGGTTCAATATCGGCGGCGCGCAGTTCTGAACGCGCAGTTCTGAAGGAGAGATAGATGACTGGTTTTCTTTCCGGCCCCGGGCAAGGTCTGCAATTCCCGCAGAACCTTTATCCATCGGAACTCGCCAATTCCCCCTACGACGCCTCTTCCAATCGGCAAGCTTTGGCTCCGGGCGAATCCATCCTCGTACCGCGCGGCGATTGGCTGGTAACGACTGGTTTCTACGCCATTATCCAGCACCTAGACCCGGTGACGGGGACTTGGGTTGTCGGTCAGGGCGGCGCTTACGAGAGGGGCACGGCAGTTGTCTCCTCGGACGGCTTCAACGTCAGAATCGCCAATATGACGGGTTGCCCGGTCGGGGCGGTTGTTACGCAATACGGCGGCGGCTGGGTACAGAGTTCCACGACCATCTCTGTCACGGGCGGCGGCGGTTCGACGTGGGCCCCGATTGTCGGCGGTCAGCTAGGCAGCGCCAGCATTACCTCCGCTGGTGCCGGTTATGGCGTAGCCCCTCTGGTATTTATTCCCCCGCCGCCCCCGGCTGCGAACAACTCTAACGGTGTTGGCGGCATTCAAGCCGCTGGCTATGCGGTTATTGCTTCCGGCACGGTATCGGCGTTCACGTTGACCAATCCTGGTGCTGGCTATCCCTCCGCTCCGAAGGTGGTGGTAGTCCCATCGCCGTTCGACCCGAACCTTGCAACCGGCATCACGGCGGCGACCATCACGGTACTGACGACGGGTTCCGGCTCGATCACGGGCGCTCTCTGCACGAACTCGGGTGCCCCGATCAGCAATCCGGCCAATATCACCCTTACGGTGGCTGGCGCGGGGTCAAACGCCACTATTGTTCCGATCATGTGCCAGTGCGTCACGGCGGTATCTCTGTCCGGTACAGGCACGGGCTTGGGCACGGTTGCCGGTCTTATTACGTCAGTCGGCGGCGCTCCCTCGGTTGGTACAATCGTCAATTCACCGGAGTTCAATCATACCGCGTGGATTCCCCGTCCGTTGCAGGCCCAGTATGCGATTACCAATGCGGGCACGGCTGCGGCGCAAGTCGGCACTATCATTGATGGCGGCTTGTTCATGGGCATCCCCACGGCAATCCAGCTTGCAGGCCCGATGGCGGGCCAAGGCCAAGCGGGTTCGATTGTGGGCTCCACCATCGCCCTGACTATGGGCAGCACACCGGATTGGATTCAAATCCAGCCGCTTCGGTAAAGGCTGAGTAATGGCTAAACCGACCTACTCCCAGAGTCTTACGGGCGTCGGGGCGCACAATCCCGTTATCGGCTATAAGCCCATACTCGTACCGGACACCAGCGTAGGAAATATATCTCTGTCTACTAAGGGCGGTCTTGCTGGAGCCATGTCTAGCGGGGACGTGATAATCTGTCAGGGCCCCGATGGCGGCTTGAAGCAATATAAAATTGACGCTGAACGATCTACCCCGGGCAATCTAGTTTTGCTCCGCGTGTGATAAACAGGGTACGGAGGCCCGTGCCTTGCTATCCAAAATTAGCAAATTCTCCGTGAAGTTCGGAAGCCGCTTCACAGTAAGCGGCGTAAGCCTCTTCTGGCGTGCCGTATCGACCCAGAACCTTTCGTTCGCCATACGCGGAAATCTGCGCTCGCCATTTATTGCGGTCCCAAGAAACGCCCTTAAAACCAGAGTTATTGTTTTTCTGTTTCTTTTGGTTGAAGCGATTTTGAGATTGGTTTGCCGCGCGTATTTTACTGTTTTCGAGCGGGTTGCCGGTTTCGTGGTCGATTTGGTCCTTGGGCCATCGCCCAGTTTGATGCACAAAGATTATTCTGTGGATGAGGTAGCGATATTGTCCAATTTTAACGTAGCGGTAGCCATTGCTGGAGGGGACCTCCCCGGCTATTCGCCCCGCCCTGCTATTGCCGCCTCTGGATTTACGGTTTTTGCTAACACCGTTGCGCCATATCAGATTTCCAGTTTTGTTGTCGTAGTCAAAAAGTTGTCTAATATATTCAGGGGCAAGATCGTTTCTATACTTCATGGCACCTATCCCGGGAGGGTCGTGTCATTTTAGCATATTATCAAACCCAAACAGCCCGCTTACTCCAAAACCCTGCCGCGCCCACGCCGCTGTATGCGACGGCAGACCTGACCTCGTACATCAACACCATGCGCGGGCAATTGGCTGGCGACGGGCAGTGCATCCGTCGCACAGGCACTCTTTTAACCGTTGTTGGGCAACGTGAGTATAATTTCTCCGCTATAACGATTAGCGATACCAGCGTTCAGGGGGTGATTCACGTTCGCCGCCTGCAATACGCGGTGGGTAGCGGGTTTAAGAGATTGAGCCCGCGACCGTGGGAATGGTTTGAGCTTTACGGCTTAAACAATCCTGTCCCAGTGTCGGGACCGCCCCAGCTTTGGGCGCAAGAGAGGCAGGGCACGGCAAGTACGGGGGCGATGACCAATGCTGGCGCTGGCACGGTCGTAGGCGGGAGTCTGTGGCTCGATCCGCCCCCCGACATTATCTACACGCTGAGCTTGGAATGCGTCTGCTATCCAATAGCGTTGACGCAGGATAGCGATGCGGAAGCCATACCGTATATTTGGACTGACGCTGTTCCGTTCGGTGCAGCGTGGTACGCGCTTCTGTCCTCCCAAACCGCCGCAAGAATGCAGGATGCCGAGAAGTACCTAGCCTATTATCAAATGTATGTAGAGCGGGCGCGGCGCGCGGCGAATCCTGATGTTCTGAAGTATCAATACGCGCAACAGCCGAATATCACGCTTCCGAATCAAGTCGGGGTTAGCCCGAGAGGCGGGCAATGAGTACGCTGTTCGACTATCTCCAGCAAACGCAGAGATTCCTTCGGGATGAGAAGCAAGAGCTATTCAATCCCGAAGATTTAATCGAATACATCAATCGCGCTCGCCGTGAGATTGCCGAACGTACCCAGTGCGTTCGCGTGTTAACGACGGTTAGCGGGCAGATTACCCAATGGACTGTAACCAGTGGCGGGAGCGGTTATACCTCCCCGGTTTGCGTAATTACGCCTCCGGATTTTCCTTCTGGCGCGCCCCCGCTTCCCAACGGAGCGCAAGCCCAAGCGACGGCGCAGGTATTCAACGGCGTTATTACCGGGATCAACAATATATACGGCGGTGCTGGTTATTTTATCCCCGTTATGACGATCACCGATCCAACGGGGGTAGGTGCGACCGTTACGCCCACCGTTAAATTCGTCAATACGCTAAATCGCGGGCAGGAGGTCTATAACTTTGCCGATGTGGACTTGTCCGAGTTCCCGGGGGTGGAATCGGTTTATGCCGTGCGCGGGGTGTCCATAATTTATTCCAACTACCGATACTCAGTGCCGGTTTACTCGTTCTCGACCTATCAGGCGATGATTCGCCAGTACCCGTTTCAGTATCAGTACGTCCCCACATTCGGCTCGCAATTCGGTCAGGGCGCGTCAGGGTCGTTTTATATGTACCCGCTTCCGTCCCAGACCTATCAAATGGAGTGGGATTGCCAGTGCATTCCGCAAGATTTGACCGATGACCAGAGCGTAGAGATTATTCAGCCGCCATGGGATGATGTTGTCCCGTATTTTGCGGCCCATCTCGCCTATCTGGGAATCCAGAACTTTAACGCCGGTAAGTTTTATCTCGATTTGTTCGACAATATGTGCCTGCGTAAATCGCAATATGCGAGGATTGGGCGGGTCGTGAATCCGTATGGGAGGTACTAAATGCTTGCACCTATTGTTGGTCAACCAATTCAACGCTTCAGCCAATCCGATCTTACGGATAAGTGCGGCTGGATTCTCAAGCGTCTGGTAGCAAAATACCCGAATAAGGATGAGAGAGGCTGGGCGAACTGGCTGCGGGCGATGTGCGACCGGAACGATTGTCTTTTTCTTTCTCAGCCGCACGGGGTAGCTCTAGCGGAGGTCGTCCAAGTTGGCACACTCGACGCCAAGCGCGTTGTGCATGAACGCTTTGTCTGGTGTGAGGACCGGCAGAATCCTAATCAAGTGGAGGCGGCGGCGAACTTTTACGATGAATTTCATCGCTGGACGGCTTCTTTGGGTATTGATGAGCTTGTTATCGCCAAGGATACCGATGTTCCTGTGGAGATGATTAGGGCCAAACTCGGCAAAATTCATCTAACAGAGACTAGGCATGTGAAGGTGTAATGTGCCGTCTGAGCAACAGCGGGATCAGGGCGACAGTGGCTCGGCAAGGCGTGGCCCTGCCCCGTTAGTTTGCGAGCAATTCCAAGGCATAAACACTGCCACTACCCGCGCTGGCGTTCCCGATCAGCAAATGTATTGGTGCGACGGGTTCATGCCTCTTGCGCCGAGAAATCTTCGCACGCTGCACGGCATAGGCCCCGCTGTTTACACCGCGCCGGGCGGGTTAGCGGTTGTCTGCTTTTATTTTTATAATATCGGGCCAACGCCGTATGCCGTTGTGTTTTTGTCGGACGGTTCCGTTGTGCAGGTGGGCACAACGGACGGCGCTGTTACTCAAATTCTTCCAACTGGGTCAATTCTCAATCCGTCTATTAGCAATCTCGGCGTTGCTCAGTATGGCAGTCAGTATCTTCTTATCGTTGCTAATCAACCAAACGGTTATTGGATTTGGGACGGCTCGGTTGTCTACACTGCCGGTACACTTGCGCCGAGAGTCCTGCTGACGAATACGGGCAGCGGTTATGTTACCGCGCCGCTTGTCCAGGCGACGGGAGGGCTGGGAAGCGGCGCTACTTTCGCCGCGACCATAGACAGCGCGGGGCATGTTGTTAGCGTGGTAATTACAAATCCCGGCAGTGGTTATCTTGGCACTGATACGCCAACATTGACATTTACCGGGGGGAACCAAGCGGGCAGCGGCGGTAATTTAACGGCGGTTTTGTCTGCAAGCGGGCCCGGCACTAGCGCGGTCTTAACCGCAAATACCGTAGCAGTCGGGGGCAAGTTTACGATTCAAAGTGTCACCGTAAATAACGGCGGTAGCGGCTATAGTCCTGTAACTACAGTAACCGCTACAGGAGGAGGAGTTCTTACAGCGCCAACGCTTACCCCAGTTATTACGAACGGAGTCATTACTAGCGTCACCGTAAATAATGGCGGTCTTTTTGCAGGCGGCGACCCTAATCCACCCCTGACTATTACCGATGCCGGTTGTTTTGTTGTCACTAGCGTTACGATCAATAACGGTGGTGCCGGATACGGGCCGAATTGCTCTATTGCCGTATCGGCGGGCGGTTCCCCTCAATCTCAGGCAGTATTGTTGCCCGTCTTGTCGGGTGGCGTGATTGCGGAGGTCACGATTAGCTCTGGGGGTATTTATGGGTCAAATACCCCGCCAACTTTGGTTGTTAACGACAGTTCTTCGACGGCAGCGGGGACAATTTCCGTTGCTCCATTTGGCCTATCTGGCACGGCAATAGCTACCTATGCTGGGCATGTTTGGATATTTAATGGTGCAGTTTTTAGTTGGAGTGCCCCCGGCTCCGTAACTGATTTTGCCACGTCAGATGGTGGCGGCACAGAAAAATCAAACGATAGCTTTCTGAAAGTCGGGTACACGGCAGCGGTTCAAACCAACGGTTTTCTTTTCCTCATCGGGGATTCCTCGATGAACTATATTTCCGGCGTTCAAGTGACTACCGCTAATAACGTCACCACGACTACGTTTACGAACAACAATTCCGACCCCGAGACTGGAACGCCATATCCGGCGTCTGTCACGACTATTGGGCAGGATATTCTTATAGCCAATCAAAATGGCGTTTATGTCTCTTCGGGAGGCACGTTCCAGAAGAAATCCGAAATGTTAGACGGCATATACAATTCAGCCCCGGGCAGTTTTAACGGGGCGCAGCTTTCCGCCGCTAAAGATTTGATTTTTGGCAAGCTGGTATGGATGGTTTTGGTTCCGATCATTGACCCGATCTTAAAAACACAGCGAAACAAGCTTTTCATGTTTAACGAAAAGTTTTGGTGGGCGTCGGAACAAGATGTGGCGCTTACGTTTATTGCGGCGCAAGAAATAGGTTCGGTATTCCAGTCCTGGGGAACGGACGGGACCGGCATCTATCGGTTATTTGAGCAACCGTCCAATGCGTTCAAAAAGACCATGCAGACAAGATTGTGGGACGCTCCGACAGGGTACGACCATACAAAAAGTTCCTGCAACATATTTGCTCTTGCGCAATTTATCGGGGCCAAAAGTCTTAGCTACTCGATCACCATAGATAACGAGTTCGGGATTCCCGTACATCAAGTGACCGGGAATCCGATTAGTGGAACGCCCCCTGCCTTTAGCTGGGCGACCGCCGCTGGAGTGCCGTATGTATGGCAGCAACAGGGTGGTGGGCCGTATTCGTGGGCGCAGGTGTGGCCCGATGCTATTTCGGTCTTGCCGCCTACTGCGGTCGGACAAGTAGGGGTTTTGACTGGGATGACTATTACGACAATGTGCGATGACATGGTGCTAATATCGGAAATGCTGCAAACGGAGATTGTTCAGTACCGTGCATAGATTGTTTCACATTTATAAAATTACCAATCTTGTAAATGGCAAGATTTACATTGGTATGACTAGCCGCTCGGTAAGGTTTAGGTGGTCACAGCATGTTCAATTTTCTGCAAAGTCCAGAAAGCGGAGCGCGATATCCGCTGCGATTGCCCTGTACGGAAAGTCCGCATTTACGGTTGAAATGGTTGAAGATATTATTGGTTTTGAAAATGCCGCAGCGCGGGAGAGGGGGTTGATAGTCCAGTATAATTGCCTTTCCCCCCATGGCTATAATTTGACCAGTGGGGGAGAACGGATTTACGGTTTTACTCTTTCCGATGAAGTTCGCCAGAAAATGTCTGCTTGGCAGATTGGTAAGGTGTGTTCGGAGGAAACGAAACGTAGGATTGGGCTTGCAAATAAAGGGAAGGTGTTTACCGCAGAACATCGGAAAAAGCTGTCCATAGCATCCGCTTCAAGGCCAAGGACGGAAGAGTTTAAGGCAAAGCTACGGGCGGCAAGAAGGGGTGTACCAAGACCAAAAGGGTTGATGGATAGGCTTCACGCCGCAAGGGTTGGCAAACCCCTGTCCGTCGAAACAAGAATAAAGATAAGCGAATCGTTGAAAGCGTTATACAGGGCTTAAGAGATGGTTTGGACAAATTTCACAGGTTTAGGGGCTGGGCCCGCTACTCCGAATGAACTGGATGCGAACCTTCTAAGCCTTACCTATCTGGCCCCGGTGGCTTGCACGGTGGCCGGGACTAATGCCCTGACTTTGACTCCAGCCAATCCCGCCGCCCCACTCACTGCTTTCCAACAGAATATGCAATTTACTGGAATTGCGGCGGCGACCAATTCGACCGGAGCCACGGCAACCGTTGTGGGCATTTCCGGTGTTTTACCGATCTATAACGACACCCCAACTGGGCCTGTGGCGTTGACGGGCGGCGAAATCGTGCAGCTTTGCGCGTTTACACTGCGCTATGATTTGGCGCTTAACGGCGGCGGCGGCGGGTTCCATCTCCAAACTGGTTCGTCGCAATTTATTACCCAGTCTATTTCGGTAGCGGCTCTGATTGCCCGCAATGCCTCCATAAGCGGAGTGGCGAGTATCGGAACTGTCAACGTCGCTGGGGGTATAGCCACCCTATCCAGTCTTTCCGTGGCGTCTCTCTTGGGCGCTAATGCTTCTGTCTCTGGCATTATAAGCGCCGCGTCGATTTCTTTTGCTGGGCTGAACGCTCTAATACGGCTGAATTCTACGTTAGCCTCTATCAGTCAAGTAACCCTTACTCCGTTCGCCTTTACTCAAACGACGGTAGCTCTAACCGGCGCTGCGATAAACGATATGATTTTTGTGGGCGAGGTAGGAACCTTGGCTTTTGGCTCTGTTTCATTGAGAGGTTATGTAGCGGCTGCGGGCTCGGTCATTGTGAGTATGCAGAACAATCTTAATAATGCGACCTTGACGCTGACTACGATTAGCTTCCGAGTATCAGACTTCGGATTTGCAGCATGATTAGAGCGATAGCCGAAAGGCTTGAATTTTATTCTGTGCCTGAGCCAAATTCGGGATGTTTGGTATGGGTTGGGGCGCTTGACGGAGGCGGTTATGGTAGAATTCATTTTGATGGCAAGGCTCGCAAAGCACATCGCATTTCTTATGAGCTATCGAGAGGGGAAATCCCATCTGGGCTTGAAATAGATCATCTCTGCCGTAATCGCTGCTGCATAAATCCAGACCACCTAGAGCCGGTATCGCGGCGGATAAATGTGCTGCGCGGCAAATCTCCTAAGCAGTTAAGCGACTGGCAAAAATCTAAAACACATTGTCCTCAAGGCCATGAATACACATTAGAAAACACCTACATAAAGGTTGGTGGCGGGCGCGATTGTAGAAGTTGCCAAAGGGAGTGGCAGCGTAGGTTTAGGCTGCGTAAAGGAATGGTTCCCCACTCTCAAAAGGAGATTGGGTCTTGAGTTTACCTTTTCTTTATACCGCCCCAAAGGACCAGGAAGGGTGGGATGCGTGGGCCTTTAATCACGGGGCGATACACTACGATTGGATACCAGCCATAACGACCCTTAAAAATGTGACCGGGTTGCAGACTTTTCTTCTTAATCAGGTAGACCCAAACGACTTGGGGATGTGGTTATACAATCACCAAATCGCCCACGATCAGGCCAATGCCGCACTCGGAACTAGCGGCTATAACCTTTTAGAGTTAGACTGGGAGGACCCGGGCCAATTCCAACAATGGCTTAGACTTAACGGGGATGAGCATGTCCGAATTGGCGCGATATTAGGGATAGGATAGCCCATGAGTTTCCTCACTGACGTGTTTTCCGGGGACTTCAGCAATTTGGGCAACGATCTTGCCCCCTCCAATATCTTTAAGGACTTTGGCTCTAGCTTCCAGAATCAACCGGGCTGGGCGCAGGGGTTAGAAATTGCCGTACCGGCTGCGTTAGCCGCCGTTGCCGCTCCGGAGGTCTTACCGGGCTTATTTGCGGGCTTTGGCGAAGCTGGGGGTGGGGTAGCGGCTGCGGATGCTGCGGCAGGCGGGTTCGATTTGGCTACCATAGGCCCGGGGGTGACTGACGCGGGCACGGCTATAGGCTCGGATGTATTGCCTGCTACCGCCAGTCTTACGGAGGGGACATCGCCCTTTGGCGGGGCTGGCACTGCGTTTGATATGGGTGGTGGTGGGACTGTAGACCCCGCTGTAGCCGCAGCCGGTGGTGCCCCAGTGCCCGGTACGCCCGGCGCGGCCACGTCTCCTATCCCATATCCCGGGGTGACAGGGGGTGCCGCTCCTACCGATCCCGCCTTTGGCGCGTTTGGAACACAGCCTGTTCCCTATGCCGGGGTTACGGGTGGCGTGCCCCCACCCGGGGCTGTAGCGCCGGAATCGCCGGGAATTCTCAGTTCTATTGGTGGTGCAATTAAGAGCGCCGCGCCTTACGCTGGTTTGGCTGGTTTGGGGCTGGCTGGTTATCAAGGCTACCAGCAAAAGCAACAGATAGATGCGCTAAACGCGCAAGAGCAGCAACGGACGCAGAAACTTGACCAGATTGCGGCAACTGCGAAAAAGGCCGCGCAGCCGATTCTTACCAGCGGCTCAGATTTGATGGATTACCTCAAGACCGGAACGCTACCCCAAGGATTCCAAGATCAAGTTACCCAGAGCATCAATGCGGCCAAGGCGCGGCGGATTCAGGCGGCGTCGAATATGGGGCAATCCACTGACCCGCTTTACAATACCGCGCTGGCCCAGGACCTTGCGGCTATCGACCGACAAGGCGAGATGCTGAAAACTAGCCTTGAGCAGCAATTGAATGAATCCGGCGCTCAGATGGTACAGACGGCGAATCAGCTTCTTTCTACGGGGGTTTCCGCCACTGACATTGCCGCGCAACTGCCTATCATGGTGCAAAACCTCGATATGAAGCTTGCACAGATGACCTCGCAATCCATTGGTGCCTTTGCGGCGGCGATGAACGGCGGTTCTAGGATACCCGGTCAGGGCGGCGGCTTTAACATCAACGTCAATTCCACGACCGGCGCGGTTACGACCTAATGCTTGAGCCCGCCACTGACCCTCCTCGGCGGGGCGGTAATGTAACGCCCGATCCGCCCGATCCGGTTGTTGCTTCTGCGGACACGACGCCTGATGTCCCGGATGCGCCCGATACCGCTCCCGGTCCAAGTCTGGTTTCGACCATAACCGACACGTCGCGGTACGCCATTCCCGATTCAACCGATTCCAGTTTGGTTTCGGATGTCGCTACGCCGTCCATATCGGATTTCATGCAGGGCTATCCAACACCGGAAAGGATTGAGGAGAATCGTAACTTCCAAACCGGGCTTCTTCAGGAGAAGATTGGATACGAGGATTATTTGGATAAGAGACGGGCGGCGGACGACGATAAATTCCAGAGGATGATGGAGAGGAAGTTCGCGCAGGAAAGCGCCAGCACGGCGGACCTGAAACCGTGGAATCCGCGAACCATGGCTCCGCCCAAAACTGATTTATGGGAGCAGCTAGGCTCCCCCGGGTTTGTCTTTGCCATGCTCGCTTCTTCGTTCTCCGCAATGCCAATGAACGCGGCCTTGGTTGGCGGGGCGGCGGCGATGAACGCCATCAACGTAGGGGATATGGATGCCTACAACCGCGCTTTTGACGAATGGAAAGTCAATAGCGATCTAGCGGTCAAGCGGCACAATCTGGAACACACTGAGTTTGAGGACATCGCCAAGCTTTATGACAAACGAGACGGATCTTGGCGGACAAAGCTGGAGGCTCATGCCGTAAAGTATAACGATGCCCGGATGCTTGGCCTGTTACACGCGGGTATGGATAAAGAATCTTGGGATGTGATTGAGGGCCGCAACAGGGCAATGCAGGAATACGCCAAGGTTGTTCCCGCCATGCTGGAGACCAAGGCGCTTCAGGATGCGTTCAACAAGGGTATTAAGGACGGTAAGGACCCGCTTACGGCCCTGACTGACGCGCAGAAGAAAATATCGGAAGCAAAGTACGCTGGCCGTTATGGACGTACCGCTTCTGGTGCCATTCAGGGAGAGATTGATAAGCGTAATGACGCTTGGGATGCCGCGCACGGGGACGCCACTGAGAAGGAAAGAAATGAAGCGCATGACCAGAACGCGCGGGATGTAGTTACTGCCCACAACCCGATTGCTGCAAAGCGCGCTGATATTGCCGAGTTTGCCGCTAAAAATAGGGCTCGTCACGATGAGACTATGGAAGGACTGGCGAGCAAGAGGCTAACGATTGCGGAGGCAAAGGCGGAAGAGGATGCGCTTCATAAAAAGAACATGGATGACATTGCCGCTGGTCGATTGGCAAAGGATATAACTGCGGAACAGGAAAAAGAGCGCCACGACAAGGCAATGGAGGAAATTAGCAAAGCCAAGGCCACACAATTAACAGCCAATAAGTCGGCGGACCTCCGCATTGCCTCTGACCGTTACAAAACGGGAATTGAGACGATTGATAAGTTAATCAAACTTATCAAGAAGAATGTTGGTGCGGTCGGCGCTGCTGGTTACGCGACTAGATCAGCGGAAAGCTTGTCAAACCTTCTGGGTTCAAATGCTACGGATAGACGCGAGGCAGAAAGCCTAATTAACGAGCTACAGACAATTGCCCCGCGCCTCATAACGGAATCTACATCCCGCCCGCTGGCTGGCGAGCATGAAAAGGTAAGTAAGGTTGTGAGAGGTCTTAACGCGGGGGATACGAGACCAAACGCCTTGCGTAACTGGAATGATTTACGCGAGCAATTTGTGAGAATGCGGGAGAATATCAACGGCATTATAGAAGGTAAACCGTTTGAAGCGCCCGAAGAGAAAACGGACACGCCAAAGGGTGATAGTCAACCGGAGTGGAGTCGTGGCCGAGTCATCGGGAAGTGAATTTAAGGAATTGACCGGCGAGACGATGACGCCGGAAGCCAACATTCCGACTATCAGCGGGGATGAGGATTTTGCCAAGTTAGGCCCCGGCAGCAAGTATATTGGCCCAGACAAAAAAACCCGCGTTAAGCCCTATGAGATAGCGGACGACACCGATTTTGCATCGGTTCCGGAGGGCGCGGAATACATGGGTCCGGACAAAAAGGTGCGTATTAAGCCTACCTATGAGGGCATAGGATTTACGGCGGAAATGCTGCACGACATGGCCGTTACTCCGGACGCCAAAAAGCAAGCCTTGGAGAAGTTTTATCCCGGCAAGGTCAAGGAGGACGTTGCCGGTCTTTACATTGACGATGACGGTAAGCTCCGCCGTCCCGGGGCCCAGAGAGGTCTCAGTGAGTTAGCCGGTTACACAGCGTCGGAAGCCGCGCCTTTGGGTGGCATGACCGCTGGTGGAGTAGTGGGGACGGGATTAGGCCCAGCGGGTATTGCTGGCGGCGGTGTTCTGGGAGCGATGGGAGGGCGTTCCTTCAATAATGCCGTCTTGGCTCTTTTCGGTATCCATCAAAACTTGTCTGAAAACGTCTCCAGCACACTTTGGGAAGGCGCGTATACGGCTGTTGGTGAAGGCGTAGGGAAGGTGGCGTCAAAGGCTCTTAGCGGGGCGTCGAAAATTGTTGGCAAGACTCGGGGGTTGAAAGACAAGGCCAAGAATGTTTCCGAAGGCTTGCATGAGATTCTTGAATCATTTGGTATAACCCCGGAGCGGGCTAGATATTTTTTGGGCACGACTCAAGAAACTATTGAGCGGGCCCGCAATCTAACTGAAAAACACGGCCCCGGCGTTGTGCCGCCGTCAATTTTGGCTCCAGAAGCTCCGATGCTCACAAAGCTTGAGGAGTTTGACCAGATATTTCAAGGCCGCAATGTATTCGGAGAACGCGCCCGGGATGTTTATGAAGCAGACGCCAAAGAGTTGCTTGAGCATCCTGAAATTGGGGTGAAGTTAGATGAGAGTCTGACGGCGGCGACCAAAAGCGTTTCCTCAAAACGTGCCGGTGAATTAGCCCTCAATGTATTTCAGGAAAAATTAGCCCGCGATGATGCCGCCCTGGAAGCCGCACGTAAGGCCGCGCTGGAGGATGTTCGTGCGCCCGTTCGGGAAGCCGGTGGCGAGCAGGCTTTTGCGGATCAACAGAAAGCGAATCGAGAGCGTTTAGTGCAAGCGCAGGCGCAAACGGCGCAAACGGCAAAAGATTTTGTGCAAGCCGGAATTAACGACATCAAAAATGATGTTGAATCGGCGGCGATGCAGGCTGAGCAAGGTGGTAGGGCGGGGACGTTGTGGCGCATGGTGGGGCGTAAATTTCGCTCTTGGAATGTAGCGACTAGGCAGCGGGCGAGCGGTTTATATGACGTTAGCGATGTAGCGGGCGGGGCCACGCCTATTACCGGGGCTGGCGAAACGCTAGGCGGAGAAGCGTCCGATTTTCTTGCTGAGATGCCGCAACAACTCCGTGGCAAATACCCGGAGGTTGCCTTGTTGGAGAAGCTTGCCGGTAAGGAAGCTGTAGAAGGAGAGGGTGGCAAGGTTGTTTCGGAAGCGGTCCCGCCTACGGACCTCACGTTCAAGGAATTACGGCAGCTAAGGTCATGGCTGCGAAGCGGGATAGATTACGCGGACCTCACGCCGAGTATGCGGGAAGGTTCGGTTAAGAAATTTGCTGGTAGAGTGAACGAAATGCTCCATGATGTTTCTCTCGACCCGCGCTTGGGGGAGGCGTCACGACTGCTGGACACTGCGGATAATTTCTACCGGGAGAATGTCCCGTATCTTAACGACAGCATGGTTACTACGATAATGAAGGGTTTGAGGGAGGGCGTCCCCCCAGACCCTCATGTTCTGGCCGATGTATTGTTTGACGCTAACCGCTCAGAAGCTCTAAGCCGCGCCCGGGATATCGTGGGTCCTACGCTGTGGAAATATGTCCAAGCGGCGCATACGCAAAAAGTAATTAGCAAGAATCTCAATCTGCTTGGTGAGGTTGAAGCAAAGGGCTTCGCTCGTAGCGTCGAGTCTATGTATCAGGACGGTACGTTGGAGAAGGGATATTCCAAAGAGTTTGCTGACCGTTTGAATAAAGCCGCCCGTAACGTGCAGCAATTGGAGGGCAATCTTACGCTGAAGGTTGGCGGCGACGAAACCCTGCAATCTCTTATCGACCGATCCGAGATGATGGCGGCACAGGTCAAGCAGATGGCCGATGCGGACCCGCTGAAAGCTCTCTCTGAGGGCGTAAAGCGGGTAGACAAAGATTTCAACGCTCAAATGAAAGCGATGCGGGAGTCTCGGCGGCAAGAGCCCATGCACTTTCTCTACGAGAAAAGCATGACGGCACTGCCTATACGGGCGGCTAACCGCATTCTGGCGGATCAGGATTTGATTGTAGCGGCGGCTAATAGGTTTGGCCTTAAATCGCCGGAAATGAACGCATTACGGGAGGTTTACGTACAGCGGTTATTCCAGAGGCCGCTGGGCAAAGTTGGGCACTTGCGGGAGGAGATTGGTGGCGCTGGCGAGCGTGAGGGTCGAAGGGGCATTTCAGAGGAGGTCCAAGCGATTATGTTCCCCGGTGTAACCCGGGACACAATGCTGGAATTGGTAAAAAATGCTGAATTCCTCTTCAGCGCGTCTAAGGGGGATATTGGTGGGTCCTTGGCTGGCATGTCTATGGTTATGCATCCTATGACGCGGATTCCTTTGGGTATGAGTGAGCCAATGAAGCTTATTAGCAAGGTTCCCGGTGTGTCCTCTGTAGGGCGGTTTGTGTTGGGTAAGTTTTTCAGAACTGTTATGGACGGTGTTTCACATCCAAATTTCATAAACTGGCTTTCCGGCGAGCTACGAAAGGGCGGTGCGGAGCGGGCAATGGCGCGTGATGTGTTGCAATCTCGGTTCAATACCGGGATGAATGTCGGCGGGGCTATCGGTGCATTTCAAGATCCCGGCTCTGGGACGATGCAATGAGCAAGAAGATTCTGCTCAAAATCGAGCAATTGGCGGCTAAAACCGCCGAACAAGCCTCCAGAGAGGACGTAAAACTAGGCGAAAAGGTAGAGGCGCTGAAGGTCCTTTTGGCGTTCTATTCCCTTGCTAGAAAGGGAAAACCGGACGAATCTGACGACGAAACCACTATGGCTGTATTGCAGGACGAATTACGCAAGGCGGAGACAAATGGCAGCGAAATTCAGCATCGTACCGGACGACGAACCCGGGTCTGAAAAGACCTCCGTAGCCGAACAGGCGGGGCTACAGGCGCTTACTTTGGGCCTTCAGGCTCTAAGTCAGCGGTTCGTGGTAGCCCTATCCAAGCTGTTCGTATTGCTCGCTACGGCGTCCGCTTTTGCCCTGTGGCTTGAGGTCTTGCCTAACCCATCGGTGTTGCAGTTGGTTGGATTGGGAATGTACGGTATCTTTGCGCTAGCGGCTTCATTCATAGCGCGAAGGCTGTAGATTGCCGCCTCGCCGCTAGGGGAACGGCGTGGTCGGACAAATCAAGCATGTTTACAATCAGACGGTTGCCGATGACCCGGCGACCTCTATTGTTAGACCATCCGACTGGAACTCAGTCCATAATCAGACAATAACGCTTGGCGGCAATTTTGCCGGGGGCGGCTCCACGATTTCTGGAACCGGGATCGTGCTGGCGGGCGGCAACAACATTACGCTATCCGCTGATACGCTAAACCAATCAATTATATTTTCCGGAGCAGCGGGTGGCGGGCAAACCAACCAGACACTAGGTGTTTACGGTTCCGTCAATACTACCGGGCAGTCCTCATTCGCTACCTACGATGCGCGGTCCTTAACGCTGGATGGCGACGGCATCGTAAGCGTAGGCTGGTCGAACAATTCCCATCTCATAGTTTCGGCCAGCCAGTCGGTACAGACCGAAGGTTTCTACGCGGTTGGGAACACCACGGGGCAATCTTCGTCCACCACGCTTGATGCACGTTCGCTGAGTTTCGATGGGGCCGGAATCGCCTCGGTGGGTATGTCCGGTGGCTCTGTGGTTATCTCAGTGCCATCGGCGGCGGCGGCGGCACAGACTTGGGGTGCCAGCGGCAATACTACCGCCCAAAGCTCCAGCACCACTTTGAACAATGTCACCATCAGTGCTGCGGGCCTTATATCGGCGGGGTTCTCAGCCGGGACTTTGGTGTTATCCGGCGTACAAACCAATCAGACGGACGGCGTATACGCTTCACAAAACACGACTGGCAACAGTTCGTCTCTTACCTATGACGCCCGTTCTCTGACCATAGAAGGTCTTGGTGCTGTCTCCGTAGGGTGGAGTACGAACAACAGCCACTTACTCATCTCAGCCCCCAATACAATCGCGCAAACCAATCAGAGCATCGGGGTTTACGCTTCGAGTCAGACAGTCGGGCAATCCTCGTCCTCTACCGTTGACGCACGCTCGTTTACGCATGTGGGTCAGGGCATTGTCAGCGTCGGCATGTCAGGCGGCTCGCTCCTGATTTCCGCTACTACGGTGGCTCAGACCAATCAAACTGAAGGTTTTTATGCGGTCGGGAATACCACCGCACAAAGTTCATCTACTACACTCGACGCGCGCACACTCTCGTTTGATGGTGCCGGGATTGTCTCAGTCGGATATTCGGCTGGGTCAGTTGTTATTTCTGCGACAGACGCCGCCCAGACAAATCAGACGTTGGGTATTTACGGGTCGGTAAACACAACAGGAACATCGTCGTCCTCCACGCACGATGCGCGGTCGCTGACCATTGATGGCGACGGGATCGTATCGGTGGGCTGGTCTAGCAACAGCCATTTGATTATCTCGGCATCGGTAGCCGCTCAAACGAACCAGAGCGCGGGGCTTTATGCGGTTGGGAACACCACGGGGCAATCAACGTCAACTACGGTAGACGCGCGTACTATTTCGTTCGACGGCGCGGGAATTGTGTCCGTTGGCTATTCGGCGGGTTCGGTCGTTATTTCCGCAACGGACGCAGCACAAACCAACCAGACACTAGGAATTTATGGTTCGGGTAATACAACCGGCACCAGTTCATCGTCTACGCATGACGCACGTTCTCTCTCGATAGACGGTGACGGCATTGTATCGGTCGGGTGGTCCTCAAATAGTCACTTAATCATATCGGCATCTGTCGCGGCGCAGAGTAATCAGACGCTTGGCTTATACGGCCTCGGCAATACTACAGAGAGTTCGTCAACTACGGTAGACGCGCGGACACTCAGCTTCCGTGGCGACGGCATTGTGACGGTCGGGTTTTCCGCTGGCTCGATGGACATTTCGGCCTCGCAAAGCGCGCAAACGATGGGGCTGTATGCGGTCGGCAATACGACAACGGCAAGTTCTTCGACCACAGTTGACGCACGCTCGTTAAGCTTTGATGGGGCGGGTGTGGCGTCGGTCGGTATGTCTGGCGGCTCTGTTATTATTTCCGTCCCCTCGGTTGGCGGCGGTAATTTCAGCGGCGGCATATCGAGTATAGGCAATACGTCGGGCACGTCAGGAACGGTTAACGCCCAACTGGTTCTTGCCGGTGGCAATAACATTACATTGTCAGGATCGGTAAACGGGCAATCCGCGACTGTTACAGTTTCAGCCTTCAATCAATCCAATCAAACTGAAGGTTTTTATGCGGTCGGGAACACCACAGGCCAATCATCAAGCACGACATTGGATGCTCGCACTCATTCGATTGATGCGGTCGGTATTCTCAGTGCTGGTTATTCCAACAGTTCGATTGTCTTATCCGCACCAGCGGCCATGTCGGCGTGGGAGCCACGGGAGTTTGCAGGCTCTTTCAATTTGTCGCTTGGACAAAACAGCCTGTGGCTAATTCCATTTAATGTGCCATGGCCGATGACTGTAAGCCGGTTAAATCTTTTATCCAGCGTTAGCGCAGGAACCGGCGCGTCAGCAAGTTACGCGGTATCGCACACCCTATCAGTTGCACTATTCACCCGCGATACGGTGAATACCAGCAATATCTCGACAATTTTCAGCACGTCGCAGGCGGGCTTCTTTTCCGGAAGCAGTAATGCAAGCTATAAAGTGAGTTGGGGCGGGGCCTCGACCTCCTCTGCCGGGAGCGGTCTTGCCACGATGGCTCGCGGCATGAAGTTGGCAACTGTGCCGATGGCTACGTTAATGACGCCGGGTGAGTATTGGCTTGGGCTAATCGCGTCAACGTCATCGACTGGCTCCAATATACTTTCGATGAGTGCGGTTATGGCACAATTGGATGCCGGTATCTCGGGGAGTGCTGGCGGCATAGGATTTTTGGTTGATAGCGTCTTTAGCCGCGCTTGGCTTGCGCCGCTGCAATTTGAAGGTACTTATGGTACTACGACTGGGGCGTTCCCCGGTACAATCGGTTTAACGCAAGTGAACCCAGTGACCATAAATACCGCCGTAGGAAACCAAACTTACGGAATACCGTATTTTAATGTGAACAACGTCAACACGCTATGATCCCACAGATTATTTCGGCATACGATGGCGGCAAGCACAATGCTAACTTGGACAAGGCCGTAGAACGTCTTGACCAAGGTGTAGCCTATAAGGATTTATCCACAGTTATTGTTATCCCCACCATCAAGCCGGTTCCTATCCGTGTGGTTTCTTCGTGGCTGGGTCTCATGTCTCCGCCCAACAATCGAACTTGTCGTTTGTTCACTGCGGGCATGGAAATTGGTGAAGCCTATACGCGAACTATCGAAAGCATCTTAATCCACCCCGACCTGTCAAACTGGAAGTATGTTCTTTTCATTGAATCTGACAATGCTCCGCCGCCCGATGGTGTTCTTAACTTGCTTGCGAAAATGGAGAAGCACCCCGAGTATGCAGCTATTGGTGGGTTGTATTTCACCAAAGGCCACGGTGGGGTAGCCCAAATTTGGGGCGACCCTCATTCAGCCCCCTTCAATTTCCGCCCGCAAAAACCCGATGTTAATGGCGGGTTAGTTGAATGCAACGGCACTGGAATGGGCTTCACCGTATTCCGGCTGGCGATGTTTAAGGACCCGAAATTGCGTCGTCCATGGTTCAAAACAACATCCTCACGGACAGAGGGGATGACAACGCAAGACCTTTATTTCTGGTCGGATGCTCGTAAATGCGGCTATCGCTGTGCGATAGATTGCTCGATAAAAGTTGGGCACTACTCAGAAATAGACGATACTATGTGGTAGAGGAGGCTGTTATGGCGACATTGACCTTCACTCTGTCTGGTTCTGGCGTTGTCAACGGCTCAAAAGCCTACACGTTCCCGGATGCTGACGTACAGCGGTTGCTCAATGCCTGGAATATCCTCGACGCGGCACTATTGCCGCCCACGCCCACGCCAGCACAGACATTATTGCAATGGGTGGCGGATTTGGTGTCCTGGACGATTTTCAATGTTAAGCAGATCGAAACGACAGTGGCGCAACAGCAAGCGCAGGCTGGCGTGACGCCTATCGGTATCGCTGGTTAATACAGGACGTGATTTGGTGATTACACTTATTGGTCATGGTTATGTCGGTACTGCCATCTCGGAGGCGCTAACGGCGCGGGGGTTACGCTTCAACTGGGCTCATCACGGCGAAAGCTGGGAGCACGAACCGCACTCCATAAGAGATTTTGTTATCAATGCGGCTGGGTATGTCGGGCGTCCTAACGTAGATGCTTGCGAAATTCATCGTGCGGAATGTATTGAGGGCAATATCCTTTGGCCGATGGAATGCAATGTCCGCGCCGGGACGCGCCCGGTTATCCACATTGGTAGCGGATGTTTGTACGAGGGTGGCCCGTGGAGTGAAGGAAACGGGCAAAATTTCTTCGGTTCGTTCTATTCCGTCTGCAAGGGAATAGCGGAGCGCAGGATTGGTCCGCGATCTTATGTGCTGCGAATTAGGATGCCGTTTTCGTATAGACCTGACCCGCGCAATCTACTCACCAAACTGGGTAGCTATCCAATTCTTATTGACTCTGAGAATTCCCTGACGTGTCTGGACGACGCCGCCGATGCTATCGCTTGGCTGTGTGAGCTTCCTGTGAGCCAAAGGCCAGCGCCGGGAGTTTACAATTTTACCAATCCTGGTTCGGTGACGACGAAAGAAATTATTTCTCTTCTTGGCTTGAAAAAACAGTGGTTTGCAAGCGAAGATGCTTTCTTGAAAACAGTTAAGGCGGAACGCTCGTTCTGCACGCTTAATACGTCCAAGGCAGAACAAGCGGGTTTCCGTCTACGACCAGTGCGGGATGCGCTGCGCGATTGCATTGAGTACGAAAACAGAAGGTGGGAGCGGGTTAATGGCAAAGACGAAACTCAAAGAAGTCACAGCGGTAAATTTCGCACCAAAGAAACCCGGCGACCCGTTACGGCTTGATCTGGGCTGCGGTCAACGCCGCCCGGAACCAAAAGAGCAATGGGGCGACAACTGGATTGGCATTGATATTAGTCCCGATGTCGGGGCCGATTACGTTTATGATTTGCAAAAGTACCCTTGGCCGCTTGACGACGAGTCGGTAGACGAGGCTTACACCGCCCATTTTCTTGAGCATCTGACCGGCCCTGAACGGCTCCCGTTCATGGACGAGTGTTGGCGAATTCTCAAGGCGGGCGCAAAAATGACTATTGTTGTGCCCTACTGGTCGTCAATGCGTGCGGTACAGGACCCATTTCACGCATGGCCTCCGATCTGTGATAACTCAATGTTGTATTTCAACAAGGGTTGGCGTGATGCCCAGAAGCTAGATCATTACCCGATTAAGTGCGATTTCGACTTCGGCTGGGGCTACCTTATCGCGCCGGAATTGCGTGTGCGTAACGAACAATATCTACAAGAGGCGGTGCGCGATCACGTCAATGCGGTATGGGATATAATTTTCACCCTAACTCGCCGCGCCAAATCGTGACATGGCAACGGCTTTCCAGCCTAGCGCCTTCCAAAACAATGCCTTCCAGATTGACTTGGGGCCAGCCCCCGCGCCTGTACCGTTTCCCCGTCTACTCTCTGGGAAGGTCTTTGTCATTGACGCGGTACAGGGCTATTTCTTCGGCCCGTCCCCCAATCTAGGCGAATCTTGCGCCTTGGTGTTTTACGTAGGGACGGGATTGCCGACTTACCAAGCGCCCCTGTTGTTTACCTTTGTTCGACCGGACGGCACGTTGCAGATTGGCGACCCCCGGTTCGGCTTTATCGGCCAGCCTGACGTTGGGCAGCGTTACTTACCCAATTTCCCGGCAGGGCAGTATGTCGTTTACCTCTTCGGGATAGGGGAACTCTCTCAGCGCGGCGCTTGGCAAGTTTCTGTCATTACCACGGATTATTTCTCAAATGCTTATAGCTTCACCGTAAATTGACGGTTTTCCGGGGTGTGGTAAGGTTCTCTTCATGCCCACTGGCTCGCCCATTCTTCAATCAGGCAGTGTAACTCCTGGTCATCTGGCGTCTTGGACAACCGATGGCATAGCGCAGGATGCTGGCGTAGCTCTGACCAATCTCTACGGGATGCTGGTCAGTGGGGTAATCGCCGTCAATTTCAATGCGGGCAATACCGACACCGCCATTCCGATCAACTTGCCTGCTGGGTACACTCGATACCGGATTCACGGCATAAACATTAGCGGAGCCAGTGCTTCGCTTTCGTCGGCTACATGCGGCGTTTTTACGGCACAGGCGGCGGGTGGGGTTGCGGTTGTCACTAGCGGAACGGCAGTAACAATTACAACGTCTCTGGCGGATACGAGCAATAACGCTCAATCGTTGACCGTCAATAACCAGAACACGATAGCCCTGTCCGATCCTGTGCTTTATTTCCGTGTGCAAACCCCGCAGGGGGTTCCCGCTACCGCAAACGTAAGTATTTTTTACCAGCCATTGCCATGAAGCTCATAACGCTCTTTCTCGCGTTATTGCTGGCGACTCCTTGCGCCGCACAGTCGGTAAAACAATCCGGTTTTGTAACGCCCGGCCATGCTGTGTGTTGGACGACAAACGGCGTTGCCCAAGACTGCGGCAATGCGGCTATACCATTTCTCACAAGTATCGGTGTGGTCGCTCAAGGGGCGGGGATTTGCCAGAACAGCGGACCTCCTACCGGACCTTACAACAGCCTGTGTTTTTCTGTCACAAACACTGGCGGCAACATCGCGTTCACTAATGTTGGTGGAGCTACTGGCGGGATAAATATAACCCTCAACGGCACTGCCGTTATGTCACAGACTATCGCTTTTGGCGCGAAAACTCTGGCGACAGGTTCGATTTCATCGGCCACTTGCACGGCGGCGCAGACCGCTTCGGCAACTGGAGTGCTAACTACGGATGTAATTTTTGCGTCATTCAGTGCCGATCCTACGGCGGTGACGGGCTATATACCGCTGACAACGGGAATGCTGATTATTATGGTCTATCCAACTGCGGATACCGTGAATTTTAAGGTGTGCAATAACACCGATTCGTCAATAACTCCCGGCGCGGTGACTATTAACTGGCGTGTAATTAGATGACGCGACGATTGTTTTTGCGCGGCGCAGCCTCCGCCGCCGTCTTAGCCGCGTCTTGTCGCAGAGTAATTGCACAGAACATTATATTCCCGGGACCCGGACGTGTTCCAGGTGGGCCTCCATGGCTTCCTTTGGTTGGCACGACGAAGCCCGTTCTATATGCCGATTTTACGACTGAGGGAACAACCAATAATTATTGGTACAACGGGACTGTTTACGGGTCTTTTGCATCTTGGCTTGCCGTTATCAGCGGTACTTTCACTCGCGCCTCACCAGCGACCTACACCAACTCATCTGGGTTGTTGGCAAGTGCTGGCAATAACGTGCTGCGTTTCAACTATGATCCGGTCGCGCTAACGCCGAAAGGGATTTTGCTCGAAGGGGCAAGCATGAATGTGTGCCTACATTCGCAAGAGCTTGATGATGCCGTATGGACCGCTTTTCTAACAGGTGTAACGGTTTCTGCGAATGCCATAGCGGCTCCAGATGGCACGACTACGGCAGATAAGCTCGCGGAGGATAATAGCAACGGATTACATCAAACATCGCAGAGCTTTACTCTTACGGCAGTGCCTTGGACATGGTCAGTTTACGCTAAAGCTGCGGAACGTACATGGCTGGTAATCAGTGCGGTCACGAACAATGTGTTCCATGATACGTTTTTTGATCTGTCTAACGGTGTTGTCGGAACTAATGCCGCTGGCAGTACCGCAACTATTAATAATGTTGGGAATGGGTGGTATCGCTGCACGGTAACGCGCACTGGAGGTACAGGCGCTTCACAAGAATTCTTCACAGTTGGGATTGCAACAGCCAACAATACGCAAAGTTATCTCGGCGTGACAGGCAATGGGATTTACCTATGGGGCGCGCAGCTTGAGGCCCTCGCTTTCGCCTCCTCCTACATCCCGACTACATCGGGAACGGTGCAGCGAGTGGCGGATATTTTAACTGTTCCGTGGACGGCAACTACCGCCACGTTTTTCAGCAATACCATCAATCAGCAATTTGTGTCGAGCAGGCTTGTTGGTGATAATAATGCCGGGTCGAAGATATTTCAAAGCTCATCAAGCCTTGCGGCAACTGCGGATGGTGCCGGTCATACCCTTACAACTGGAATAACCTCATGGTCAGCGAAGAATGTTATTGCAGCGGGAGGCACGACCGGAAGCCGAGGAATTTCTGCGAATGGGAATCCTGCCGCAACTGACAGCAATAATTTGTTTGCGTCTGCGCCAACGAGTCTTGAGATTGGTAGCACAAGTAGTGGCTCAAATGTTTACGGAAACTATCAACAATTCGGCGCGTGGACCATCGCCGCAACAGCCACACAACTGCAAACGCTAACTACATGATAATTGATTATAAAGCTTTCGTTGAAAGAATGGTGGGGCGCTACGAAGGGGGCTATGGCTGGGACCGTAACGACCCCGGTGGACCGACCAAATACGGAATTACTTGTTACGACCTAGCGGAGCATCGCCATGAGGCTATGGATTCCATGGTGCGATGGGCACCACTGGTCCGGGCAATGCCGTTGTCGGAAGCCGACGATATTTATGCTACCAAATACGCTACGGCTTGCGCCTTTAACGCTCTCAACGTGGGCGCGGATTGTGTGGTGTTTGACTTTGGGGTGAACTCTGGCCCGTCTCGCTCGGTCAAGTACGCACAAAGGGTAGTTGGTTTTACGGGTAGCGATATTGATGGAATACTCGGCAATAAGACGCTGACCGCAATCAACGGCTGTGAGCCACGGGCGTTTATCAACGGTCTCTGTGACGCGCGGCTTAGATTTTTGCAGGGCTTGGGGACTTGGCCGGTCTATCGCGGCGGCTGGTCAGCGCGGATTGTAGATTTGCGGGCCTATAGCTTGGGCTTAGCTTTCCCACCCGCCAAGGCACCACTAGAGGGCTATACGGCGAAATATGATCGTATTCCCCTTGCCTACGGGAAGGCTTACGATCCTCAAGACCTTCAAGTTATGGGGGTTGGACGATGAGAGCGACGATTTTTGCCGCGCTGGTGCTTGCTGGCTGCGCCACAGCCCCGGTAATCCCTGTACCGGACCCTAGCTCTACGAGCGGAACCCATGTTTATGCCCTTCTGCCGCTTGGCGGGGAGGCTTTTGACAATGGGGGAATGGATAACATCGCGGCAAGAGTGGCTAGAATCCCCAGCGTTACCCGTGTCGTTATTTACCAATATACGGACACGCAATCCGTAGCGAATGCGATAAGTGCCGATCCTGCCACGGTTAAAGAGGTCGTTATTGGGTTCTCCTGCGGGGCAAACCATGCCCCGGACGTTGCTGCCGGTACAAGGCATCGCATTGACCTAATAGCGGTCATACAGGTGTCGGAATGGTGCGGGGGTATTCCCATCCCCGGCAATGTCTTGCGGGCCCAGGAGACCTATAACCCGAATTGCGCCGATACTGGGGGGCTAGGCTGCGGCAGGCTGGTTCCTGGCCCCGGGTTTAACCCCGCCAATCTGACCTTTATCGAGCGTCCTGACTGCCATACGTGCAGCGACCATGACCCGGACGCGGTAAACGACATTGTGCGGGCTGTGACAGTAGTTACCAGTTCGGGACGCAAATTAGCCGGAATTAGCGTATTTGGGCGACCGCGTGTTATAGTCCGCTACCACGGACAATCGGCATACTAATGGCTAACCCAACACAAGCTCAATTCGTCGCCGCCTTCCGCGCCGCCAAATCCGGTATTGTGGAAATGGTGAACAGCTTTGAACTCCCCGGCTGGGAGGAAGCTCTGGTTGACCAATACATCACCGACCAGAGGGTAAACGTGCTATCCGATGAGATAGCAAAAGCAGTTGTCAGAGCACAAACAAGTAAAGCTGGGAGAGCGCCATGAGTGGAATCGACCCGAGAATCGGAAAGTGGTGCAATTTCATCGCACTGGTTTTGACAGGAATTGGTGCGGGTGCGGTCCAGTGGGGTAATCTCCCGCCCGAGACTATTGATACCGTTAAAACGGTAGCGGCGGACGAGCTATTTCTTTTGGCAACCGGCAACGTCGTGTTTGGCCTTTACGATGCCCCGTCCAATGTCTCGACCGGCCTAAAACGCCTGACCGCGCCCCCGTCGTGAACATCAAGGCGACAATCCTTGGTGATCCCGAAGCCATAGCGTCTCTGTCGGAGGACGATTTATACGCCGTTTTCAAGCAGTACGGTTTTACAATGACCGACCACCCCAGTAATCGGCCCGTAACATTCCCCTTGCCGATTAGATTCCCGCTGGCGGGAAACGTGAAGCTGACCATTGAAAACGGCAACGCAATCTTTACTGAGGAAAGCTAGAAGGAATACCCCAATGCACAGAATCAGGATGTTTTTGCTGGCAATGCTGTTCGGTGGTTCACTGACGGCTTGTACGGCAACGCAGATCGCAACGGCGACTGCCGACGTGAACGCGGTTATTACCGACATTCAAGTGGTGTGCCACGCTATTGTGGACAATTCGACCGGAGCCATAGCGCAGTTGATTTCGACCTTCCCGATTGGTGCCACTGCACTGTCAATCGCAACGGCGACCTGCAACTTTATCAATCAAGTCCCGCCAGTTGCGTCGCATAGGTTCGGCGCGTCACCGTGGCAGACAACGGTGATCAACAACGTGGTCATTCACTTCGTCAAAACGCAGTAATGGCATCGTTTGAGCAGGCGAGTACCGTCAAGCAGCTATTGTCCGAGGGCTGGCAGATCGAACCGGCCCCGGACAAGCTGGCATTTGGCGGCCCGGTGGTGATGAAGCGAGTTCGGCAGGACGGCAATATCGATCGCGTGACGGTCGAACCGAACGGAGAGGCAGTGCCACATGGCTGATTACAAATTGGGAAAGACCGACGCGACGCCTTACCCCAAGAAGTTTTCGCTTGAGGCTTTGGTTGATCCTACTGCACTGCCGCCGCCACCTGCCGCGTTCGGGCATGAGGACGTAATCGGCCATGACGCATGGGGGATGCTTGGGAATAAAACTGCGGGGGATTGCGTATTCGCTGGTGGTGCCCACGAAACGATGCTGCTCAATATGGAAGTCGGTAACGCTATTCCGTTCACTGACGCCAGCGTATTGAGCGACTATTCCGCCGTCACCGGCTACGACCCGTCCAATCCCGCGACAGACCAAGGCACAAACGTCCAAGACGCCGCGAACTACCGGCGCACCACGGGACTGCTCGACGCCAAGGGCAACCGTCACAAGGTCGCGGCATCGCTTGGACTGACACCCGGCAATGTCTCGCATTTATGGCAGGCGCTTTATCTGTTCGATATTGTCGGCATCGGCTTGCAGCTTCCGGCATCGGCAATGGATCAATTCGAGGCCGGTCAGCCGTGGGACGTTGTTGAGGGCTCGCCAATCGAGGGCGGGCATTACGTCCCGATGATTGCCAAGCGCGACATGCTCTACGTCGTGACGTGGGGCAAGACACAGCCAATGACGTTGCGGTTTTTCTCCACCTTCTGCGACGAGGCGCGGACCTATCTTTCGCAAGAAGCTATCGTAAACCAGAAATCGCCCGACGGGTTCGACTACGCCACGTTGCAACAGGCCATGAGGACGCTATGACGGAAAAAACAAAGAGCGTGCTCAATACAATTTCTGTCGTATTTAGCTTACTTGCGATTGCCATATCGCTTTTGACCTTGATGGCTCATGCCCGCGCCTCTTCGATTTATCCTCCAATCGGCTACCTTGCGAGCGAGCTTTGGCCGGATAAGACGAAGCCGTTGCCGAAGGGCGTTGTTTATAACGGTAGGCCATTTTTCTTTTATGTCGTGAGAGCGAGAGAATTACCAAACGGAGAATACGACGTGAGGATTAAAGCGCGATGAAAAGAAAGCGCCCCAAGCGCCGCAGTTTCTTTGCAATGCTCAGCGACCGATTGTGTGAGCCTGCGACGTGGGCTGGTATGGGTTTATCCGGTACTGGGGTTGCGTGGAATATCTGGCCCGACAAGTGGCAGGCTATTTCCGGCGCGACAATGGGTGTCTGCGGATTTATGGCGATGATAATGGGACAGGCTCAGCGGTGAGATGGTTGAGAAATGCTCCCATGCCGACCTGATTGCAGAGGTCCGCGCGCTTGAAGCCAATTTAGCCGCCTTTGAAAAGCTTATGGACGAGCGCGACAAGCGTTATGAGCAACGGGCGAGAGGACAAGATGATGCTGTTGTTGCCGCGCTTGCTGCCGCCAAAGAAGCAACGGTGGTGGCTAAGACTGAGGTTGATTCGCACCTTAAAAGCCTGAATGAAATCCGCACCATGAGTCTCGACCAAGCCAAGACTTTTGCTGTCGGTCGCGTTGTTGATCTTCAAATTGAGGGACTAAAAACTGAGTTAAAGGGCTTGAGAGAAACCACAATTTCACAACTGGCACGCGGCGTTGGCATGAAGGAAATGGTCGGCTATCTGTTTGGCGCAGCAGGGCTACTCGCGGTGATCTTCGATATGTATTTTAGGCGTTAGCCCCACCTTGACCTCTGTAGTGTTCTACGCGACAATCTGATTCTTCCCAACAATGGCTGGAGGGTATCGTGCGAAAGCTTATTCTCGCGTCGATTATGCTTGTCCTTAGTCTGGGTTATGCCGAAGCCAAGTCTCACCACAGACACCACTCACATCATTACTCACATCACCGGGGGCACGGTTACGATAGCGGCAGCATCGTCGCCCATCCTGCCGGTTGCCCGCGCACGTCGTTCTGCGGCTGCGGGGCTAGTGCCAAGATATTCGGGCATCCGGTACGAGATCTTTACCTAGCGTCCAATTGGTTCCGGTTCCCGCGTGCTGCGGCTGCGCCGGGAATGGCGGCAGTACGGAGCCATCATGTATTCGTGATTCTGGACGTACTCGGCGGCGGAATGGTTAACGCCTATGACGCCAATAGCGGAGGGCACCAAACTAGAGTGCATCACATATCATTAGCGGGCTATACTGTGGTCAATCCGCACGGTTCAAAAGTTGCGGTAAGGGAACGCCGCCATCATGTCCGCATCGCTCATAGCCATCATCACCGCGTCAGATATGCAGGGGCTTAAACTCTGGCTGCGAATCGGCGCGGCGGTCGTCATAGCCGCTGCGCTGATTATCTCTTGCTGGCCGGATGAGACACCGAAGCCGCCGTTGTGGTGGGAGCCGCCGCAGGATTAGCGAGCGCGTTAGTAGTAACCACGTTAACCGCGTCAAAAATGGCGTGGTAGTGGTGGCCCGAATTAACTAGCTTGCTGCATTCCTCAAGCGCCGCGCGCAATCCCGTGTTCTGTTGTTCAAGCGCATCAATGATTCGCTGCTTCGCTCTGCTGGCGGCATCGTACCCGCTCTTGAAGTCTGTGCTGGTTGTCATCTTTGCTCCTCACGCTTACACGGTATTTCGCAGCGCCCACCGCTCGCCTCGCACGACACGTTGACCGTGCAAGTGTGATAGCCGCCATAGAAGCAGACGCAGTAGGTGTAATGCGTTTTTGGCGCTTGGCGCTGCGTGTAGCAGAGGGCGATGGCGATGAGGATGGCTTTCATGCAACCAAGTTATTTCTCGATTGACTGCTTAATAATGCGGCGTGCTTCCAACAAGATTGGCACAGCATCGCGCTCGTCGTTTATGCCCTCGATGTGAGCGAACAATTTACGAAGCCGCTCAAGCGCCGCGCGCTGGCGGGCGCTCTCCGATTGCAGAGCGCCAATACTATCCGACCGCTCATTGAACATGACGAGCAGGGAAGCGTGGTCGCGCTTTAGCAGGTCCAGTTCATTCTGCAATCTGGCGATCTCGGCTTGTAACTGCTTTTTCTTTTCAAGCTCCGCAGTCAAGTCAACCGTCATGGGTTCAAATCTCATGTTCCCCTCGGTCATCAGGTAGAAATGAGTCGCTCTGGCGGCCTATCGTGGCGATGCCAGTATTCAATGCAGCCGACTTTCATGCCGTAGCGTCGGGCCAATTCTGCTTGCGTAACCTTTCCCTTGAGCGCGCGAATTTGTGCGACTTGCGCGACTGTTAATCTTTTTGGTCGCGTTCGCGCCTGCCGACCATGCTTCGTGCACAATCAGCACAAGCTAAGCAGCTTACTTACGGTCAGCTTACTTACGGTCATCGACTAATCTCCCCAGAATGCGTCAGATACACTCGCCGAGAATTTCCCGGCTGAGCGCGCCATATTTTTCCTCGTCGCCGATCACCTGTCCGGTCAGCGCCACGATCCACCATCGCGAGCCTTCCCATTTCGGCGGTAGCAAAGTGGCGTGCAGTGTCCCGGCGTTGCAGAGATTGAGCGGACCGGGCGCGGTATGAATAACACCCGGCGCGGCGGCCTCGATCTTTTTGCCCCCATTCGACGGTTGCCCGTCATTGCCGGATCGCCAGAAAGCAATCGTCGCGCCAAGCTGGCGTAACTCTGCCAGCCTCCCGCGGAAATGTTCTGGCCACTTCGACGCGAAGCCGTCGATTGTGGCCAGCCAATACTCTTTAGAGCCGTAGCCGTAGCCGTCGCCGTAGCCGTAGCCGTAGCCGGAGCCGTAGCCGTCGCCGTAGCCGTAGCCGTCGCCGTCGCCGTAGCCGTAGCCGGAGCCGTCGCCGTCGCCGTCGCCGTAGCCGTAGCCGTAGCCGTATTTTTCAAAGAGAGCGGGATTCGGGGCTGTGCCCCGAATAACATTTGGCGCAGTTACTTCCACGGCGCGCTCTCCCATGCCTGGACTGCCTGGGGAGTGCATTCCATGACGCTCGTAATATCACGGAGCGAAATGTCGGCGGCGGGGCCGACTTTGCAATCTTTGTTCGGGCCAGTAGCGGCAAGCCCCATGAAGCCCTTAATGGTCGAGGCCCAATAGACGCAGTTCCGGGCCGCCCGGAGCCTGATGATTTCGCCGTCAACGTCGTGGGCATACCCAAAGAACACGCCCCGATGGCTAGTCGTCACCACAACGGCTCGCTCGCTGTTTTTCTTGCCCCGATTTGGATGATTTATCACGTTGACTTCTCCTGCCCCTGAAAGCCGCCGAGGCGCACGGTGTCTCGATTAACCTCTCGCCGTCGCCGTAGCCGTAGCCGTGTATCACTACGTCGCTTTGGGCCGCGCCAGACTTCGTAAACCATACGAAAGCAAGCAGCACTGAGCATCAAGCCTATTGCTAGAACGCAGTATGATATAAAGAGGCTCATTTAATGTGATGTCACTGTCGCCATTCTCTGCGGCAAATATCGCACCAGCACCAATAGCGCCATTTGCCCTTTATCTTGCGCCCAATGCGAAACCAAGAGCGCCGGTGTGAGCGTTTGCAGATGCGTTCAGTCATGATAGTGCTGCTACGATGCTGCTCTCTACCGGCTGTCTAAGCCAGTCGATAAATCGTCGCCATGTCCTGAGCATGTTCGTTTTCCACTGATTAAGGCAATGTCGCGCGACGTGCAGCTTCAATCAACATTCTCAGATCGTCAGCTTTAACCGGGATCAGAGTGTGACCATTAGCAATAACAGTCTCTAGGCTCTTGATGAGCTTATCGACATTTTTCCTCGTTGCGGCCATGACTAACTCCCCCATTATCGCCAATACTCTGCCAGCAACCAGCCCAAAATCGGAGCAAGAGCCAACAGGCAAACCATGATCCAGCCGAGTGTTTGTTCAAGGCTCATAGGTCACTCACCATCATCGAGTTGCTATCCATCCCCACACGCAGTAAGCGGCGAGGACGAGAACAACCAACGTAACTAAAGCCCAACCTTCTGCGGTCATCGGTTCCTCGCCTAACTCCCCAATAATTGCTTGCCGCGCACAGGGGCCGTGACGGTTTCCCCTAGAAGATTGGTATAGGTCACGGTCCGCATTACTCTCCCCTTAGTGACGCGCAGACAGCCTCGCCAACGGCTTTTGCGATTGATTTGTAGTCGAGCGCCGGATTGGGAACCAAAATCGCAAGCATGGCGACGATCTGTCCGGTTTCATCCTGAATCTTGATGGATGATCCAACCACACTGGAATGCGGAACCATGCTCGCTTTGAGTTTCATCAGATGAACCACCTTCCTTATTTAATCCGACTGCCCATAAGAGCCAGAAACGAGAAAAACACGGCCACCACCACACCGATTAGAATGAGTACGAGCAGGCCCTCCATTGCGTTAATCCCTATGCTAAGTCATTGACGACATAGGCGTGCGCGCCAGTTTGTTCGTTATGGACAGTAATGGTCTTTCCAGGCGGCCCCGCAATGCGGACAAAGATCATCGGTACATTCTTTACGGGTGATTGTCGCTTTCGCCCGTTCCACAGCTTTCACAAAGCGGCCCGCTTGCCGAATGTCCTTTACGGATGCTTTTACCGCAACCGCTCCTGCGAACGGTTTGACGTACTCGCAGACTTCGACTAGCTCCCGCAGGGCCTGCAGGGCATTCACAATCTTTCTATGGTCGCTCGCCGCTTTGTCCATTTCTTTTAGAGCTTTGGATGCGCCGTCATTGCCGTGCGGCTCGGTGCAGCATTCAACGTAGGGCCGTGCTGCCATTAGGGCTTCTGGAATGCTCATTGCGCCTCTCCGTTCTTGCCTTGACCTTTGTTCCATTATCTCATATGACTTATTGCGTCAATACCTCATATGAGAAATAAATGGGACGCAAGAAACAATGGGCCGAGGATATGCAGGCGCGGTTCCCCAAAGGAACCTTTGAGCGGATTGAGGCTGTTCTGACCGAAGGCGAGGATCGGACGGATTTCGTTCGTGTGGCTGTAGAACGAGAACTGAAGCGTCGGGAACGTCATTAACCTCTCCTTAGTGATCCGCCACAAACCAGCGCCCAATCTTAAACAAGCAAACGCTGAGAGCGCAGATTAGAAAGCCAGTAATCGCACCAGCAAGAAACTGACAGTTACAAGCCATAGCTAACCCCCAATAGCCGCGTTCGCTCTGATCCTCTGGACCTCACGCACCTTATCCGCCGCGCCCCGGCTGTAGCGTTCGGTCGTGGTCGCGTTGGAGTGCGTAGCCGCGTGGCGGACTAGCTCCGTTGGAATCCCCAAGTCAGTAGCTTCGCTAATAGCACCAGCGCGAGAATCCATACTATACACGCTATCAGGAATACCCGCAGCGCGGGCGACCTTACGCCACTCAGAACGGAACGAGTGAGATTGCCAAGGGAACCCCGTTCTTTCGCATATAACGATAGGACCGCGTTCCGGGCGCTTGTATATGGGCCACACATAATCAAGTTCCTCCAGTACCATCCCCGCAAGGCTCAAATCGGCTTCGATTGCCTTGCCCCTCTTACTGGTGACGTGACGCAAGATTTGTGCCGATATCTCCTCAAACCGGAGACCCCTTACCCAGACCTCCCCGCGCCAGCGCACGTCCGATTCGGCCCCTAACCGCTCCGGTTCCCATTGGCCGATTACGTCCCCTTGCCTAAGCATAAGATCGAATTGGAAGGCTTGGGCTAAGGCTACAGAGCCCAGTCCCATAAGACGGGCCTGACGGCGCACGGCAATTACTTGCTCTCTGGTAATACGGGAGACCCGGGGCTTGCCGTTCTCAAATTTCATGCCCCGTAAACGGGCAGAAAGCCTCGCACAGTCGTCATCCTCCAAGACTGAGGAACCATAGCTCGCCAGCGTCCGGAGCATGGTCATAAGGCTATGGGCCATGGAGATACCCCTAGCGGACCAGTCGGCATGAAGCTCCAGGAGGTCGCGGTTCTTTAGCACCCCTACCTCCCTGTGGTCGCTTTGCTCGATTACCCGAAGCAACGAATCATAGTGCTTCTGGGACCGATACCGGACCTTCTGATAGGGCGAGACCTTATCAGTCCGGTACGACTCGATGAGGGCGGAGAGGTTCATTGGTTATTCCCACTGTAGAGCCTCATACTACAGTGTTAAGGGGCTGTCAATCCGGCAAGTGACCCCAGTTAGCGCGCCGCTTAATGGCCGAAACCGTAGTTTGGGCAATTTGGTAAGTAGCGGCTATTTCTTCTTGCGTTCTAGAGTCGGCACGAATGGCTAAAACCTCTGCTTCAGTTAATCGCGCGTTCCAAACCTCAGTTCCCTTTAACTCCGCTCCTCGTCCCTTCATCATCATATCGTCGGCATTGTCCTTCACCGTGCCTAAAAATAGATGATAGGGGTTGCAGCACGCAGGAACGTCGCAGCGATGCAAAACTTTCATCCCCTTTGGTATGTCTGACACAGTGATGGAGAATAGCGCGCGATGAGTCCGATTCGTTTTTTGGTTTACTGTGACTAGCCCGTAACCCTTCTCATCTGTGGGGCCGGTCCAAATCCAACACTTTGTAATTGGGTCGACCCGGATTTGGTTAAAGAATAGCGGCAATATCGGTTTTTCGCAGCGCGCGTATCTAGCACAATGGTGGCTGCAATAACTCTGCTCGTCCCATTGTGCTTGTGAATATCGTCTGTCTTTTGAAAACAGCCGCCCACAACGCGCACATTTACGAGTGGAAATAGGCGTGTCTGACGATTTGACAGCCATCTTCGTAACTCCCTGTAACCCCCCATAATGCAAGGGCTATAAAAATTGGATCAATGCCCGTTTCAGTCCAAAATTTATATTCCCCCCTGCTGTGCTGTCCTTTGAGGCCACGGTGACAAGAGGCGCATAGCGGAACGGACCAGCGATCTTCGGGTTTCGCACCGAAACCAGGATTGACCTTCGCCGCTCTAGCATCCGAGTAGCGCACATGCGCCGCTTCACTCGGGGCCTTCCCGCATTTGAGGCAGGGTAGCGAGCGGATAAAGTCTAAATGGCATGTCATCGGACATTCCGTGGCATCGCTAGGTTTATAGCCTTTCGGAAAAGAAACGGGACAACCGCAGTGTGGATAGGCGCAGGAGTTCATCCTAACATTTCCTCTAGCTCCGCCCGAAACGCACTTTCCTCCATGCCCGGGAGGAGGTCTTGGCACACAATGAAAATGAACCTATCGGCAAGTCTGCTAAGAGCGGCGCGACCCATGCGGCTGAGTGTGCGCGGTACAATTACCGTGCGTCCCTTTTCCACCGCGAACTGAGCATGACGGGCGCGAATCTTGAGGTCAATCATCGCCTCGTCTTTGTCTTGGTATAATCCGCCGTCTGCGAGCTTTTGCGCCACGGCCCAAAGCAAACGTAGTAACTTGATATTCTGCGGAGTGGTTATCTCCGCCCACAACGGAGCCTCATCGTTTGGCATCCGCTTAATCTCATCGTCCGCCACCTGATCGACGGCGAATAAGCCGGTCTCGCCCGCGTATTTGGATTTGCGTTTGAGAACGGCTATTTCGATCATTGCGGAGCGTGCTTCTTAATGATGTCGTTTGCCGCCGCCTGATCTGGTGGAAAGCCTGCGGCAATAATCGCGCCTTGACTCTTGGCGAACTCAAAGTAGTCGGTCGTGCTGTTGTTCTGTTCCGCCTTGCAGCGTTCCTCCAGCCATTTAAGATATTGCTCCGGGTCATCCTTCAACTCGGGCTGCGCCTTTTGCGCCTTGGCGGCTTTCTTCGCTGGCGCTTTCTCAGGCTTCGCGCCTAGAGCCTTCTTAACCGCCGCCATCATCCGCGTGTAAACCTTGGGTGCCTCGTTCTCCATGCGCTTAAAGTTGTTAAGATTGGCCTCACTCCACTGTTGCCATAGCGGGCCCGGGGCTAAAGCAATCATCGTTTGGCCGAACCATATCCAGTCGGGCGAATCGCCTAGCACGACCTCCCGGGGCTCCCCGCCATCGGTGGAGGGCGGCGGCGGCTCTTGCGCCTTTGTCGCCTCGATCAATGCGGCGGCGGCGGGCGTAGGCGGCGCGATAGCGGGTGTAATGGCCTCTTGCTTCGCCCGCGCCGGTATATCTTCTATTTCAGTTTCGTCTAGGAAGCCTAGCCCGCCAATCGAGAGCGTGACCCGGCGCTTTGCTTTCGTGACGGCTTTCAAGATTGCGTTTGCGCGCCCCTCGCCCTTTAGGGTTTCGGGGAGGGAAACAACACCTAAATCCTCATCCTCACGCCCGTCTTTGTCTTTGGCTTTAACATGGATTGTGAGTAAGCCGTCCGCTTGTTCTTGTGAAACAATGTTAATGTTAATACCGTTAATCTTTCGCAACTGGTCTGCACATCGGCGGTTCGCGTAAAGCTGGAGACGACCGTTTAGGACAAGCCAATCGAACGGCTGTGTTAATGGATTGAGGCTGAGAGAATTGCAAAGTTTAACGTAATACTCGGTGCGCTGCTCGGCGGTAAGCTTCGACAAGTCGCCCTTTGTGATTACATCCTCAATCGCCGTGGGTGCTGGTGCTGCGTTATGCTTGACGGGGACGGTCATGCTTTCTCCTGTGGTATGATTTGAGTGCTGTTGCGGCGGCGCATTTATGACAGAAACGCCCACCGCGACTGTTAACGCCAGAATACGGATGGCCCCGGGGGCAGTGTGTTTTGTGCCCCTGCCGGTTCATCAACGGACTGCGTTTCAGATTTTCGGAGCGGGTTACGGGGTCAAGATGGTTCGGGTTAACGCAGCGGCGATCCCGACAAAGATGGTCTAAGTCTAACCCGCTTGGGATTGGGCCAATAAAACTCTCGTAGCTAACACGGTGAGCTTGTTTGTTTTGCCAACCGTCGCCAATCTTCACGCCGATTATCCCGTATCCGTTTGGTGATATATGCCGACGCCAAACCCAACATCGCGAAAGAAACGGACCCATAGGACCATCCTCTACCGCAGCTAGAACCCGCGCCATTACAGGAGTTGTTTTCACTTGGTCTCCTTAATTGAAATAGCGCCAGCGCGGTTGCGTGACGCGGTAATGCCATGCCCGAAGGCGGTCTTGGCGTCTGGGGGGACCAATAGTTTTAGCTCCCTACACGCTAGATCGAATTGCTCCGCCTCACTCCATGCCCGGAGCCAAATTGTTGCGTAGTTCCCCCACGCATTGCTGCTCGCCATATCGTATTCTTTGACCGGCAGTGGCGGAGGGGCGGCGGGAGACGGCATGTCTACAGGCGGGGTGAGTGATTCGACCGAATCAAGGAACGCCCTGCCCTGCTCGATTAGCTTTTCCGCATATCCTTTATCGTATGGGATAAGTTCCACGATGGGTTCCGCCCCGCCGATTATTACCGAAAGGGCGCATTGCTGGGCCTTGGTAACGATCATCTGCCAGTGGGTTTGTGGGGCATAACGGGCAATAATATCCGGCATTGCCGCGCGCCCGTTCACACACTTGCACTCTACCGGAATACCCTGCTTCTCATCCCAGCCGTCCAGGGTTACAGCCTTCCAGCCATCGGTTACGACCTCGCCCATGCGGGTTACGGGTCCGTGCTTTAAGGCATACCATTCCAAATTAAGCGCCTCGGTGGCCTCCCCCAGCCTGACCGGCCACACCTTAGAAAGATCGTCCGGGGTATAACGAGGATCACCCACAAGCTCGCGCCAGAGGTTTAGGATTTTCGTTTCATTACCGGACATGACGATATTCATTTGCGAACCCGTCAATTTGCCTTCCCGGGCCTTAAGTTGTGCCTGAGTCAGAGCCATAAATTACCTCTATCGCCCGCGCCCTGTTGTGGAGTCGTCTGATTCGCCCGCGCTCCTCTAAAGCCACAAGAAGCCGATGAATCGCGCCCCGACTTGTGCCGCCTATCCCCTTGGCGATATCCGCCATTGATGGTGAATAGCCATGCTCAAGGTGATAGCGTTCGATAAACGCTAGGGCCTTTGATTGGGATTCAGTAAGACCGAACTTGCCAACGGCGGGCATGAGGCGTACAAGTAACGGACAGACGACTCACAGTCAATAGGGGAAGCCAATGATAATGCGAGACGAACACGCCGAAGTCGCTAGGAATTTATGGCTATCGGGTAAAAAAGGTGGGGAAATCGTCAATTATTTCGGTGGTTTATTCACCAGGAGTCAAATACTAGGTAAGCTTTATCGTATGGGAGTGGTGGGGCAGCGGAGAACGAAAGTGCTTAGGGTTGCTCAAGAGAAACAGAAGAGGAACCAGCAGCGGGCGAAAGCCACGATGCTTAAGCCTGCCGTGCGCTCTGACGGGATGCCGTTCGCCAAGCCTGTTCCCATGCCCACACCGTCGAACGCCGCTCAGCGGTCGTTTAATACGGTTTCCGGCCCGTCCTATGACCTATGCGACCTAAACCGATTGGACTGCCACTGGCCGCTGGGCGACCCGATGGAAGCAGGGTTTGCCTACTGTTCCGCGCCGGTAGTGGGGGTGGAGTCCTACTGCTACCATCATTGCAAGATTGCGTATAATCGCCCGCGATGACCGTCACCCTTGATTTACCTATACCTTTTTCCGTCAACATGGTTAGGCGGATTGACTGGTCCGCACACAAAAAGCGTAAGAAATGGATAGAGTTGGCCGACGCTCTTATCATGGCGTCTAGGCAGAACCGGCAGAACGCCATTATCGGGCCGTTTGAAGCTCATATAATGGTTTCGGATAATACCCGAACTGATTTAGATAATTGCGTAAAAGTCATCTTGGATTATTGCGTAAGGCTTAAGCTGGTCACAGACGATAGCCCCGATTATTTACGGAAGCTGGTAGTGGAATTCGGCCCCGTAGAGGGGTCTCGGATCGTCCTAAAGCCGTTCAAGGAACCGTGTCCCCACGTTCACGGCTGGAGGCGGCAGCAATTAGTCCGGTTCCTTTTCGAGCGCAGAACCCCGGCAAACATTCGGGAGATTTATGAGGCGCTTTACGACAGCGCGCCGCCAGAGGGGCGGAGGCTCAGCATCCCCACAATGAGAAACCAAGCTAACAAGGAACTAGAAATTCAGGGCTGGCGAATCACTGCCGTTGGGAGTCCTTGCCCTAGCTACCAGCTAGTCGCCATTGAGAGCGTCTTGGAGGAGGGTATCCGGACAGGCGCTAAGTACGGCGGGCTCAAAGAAAAAGCCGCCCCCGAAGGGGCGGCTTAGTCTCATACCCGAAGATTGGTAAAGTCCCAGTACCCGTACACGCATCGGGTTCCTTCCCGGGAGCAGTCGTAGGTGTCGTGCAGCACCCCGTCGATCACGGCGGCGAAGTGCTTACTGAGGTTCACCACTAACCGGCCCATGGGTAGCTCGCCGTCCTTTAGGTGGACCTTGCACCCGGAACCGATAGTCATGCAGGGAACCCAGCGCACTCGGTTGTCTAGCTCATACGCTAGTTTATGGGAGGTTCCCTTAAACACCCCCGTCCGGGCGTTCGACTTGCCGCGCTTTCTCTTGCCGGTTCGCTCGCCCTTCGCCAGTCCGTTTATGAGGTCGTAGACCTCTTGGTAGGGTCTGCCGGTCGCTATGGCGAAGGCGCGGGCGCAACAGTCTCCCGCCTTGCCTTGGTAGTCACTTGCGGCCCTGCCGCCGTCATTGTAGATGTAGCGCATAGTCATTGCTCCTCGCTTGTGTGAGCCCCGCGCCGCGTGACCGGCGCGGGGCTTTCTCGTTCTGATTCGGTTTTCAAACATCCGCCGTGTGACCGGCGACCGATTGGCTCATCCCAACCGATAACCAATACTAGCAAACTCGATTCTGTGATTCTGGTGAATTAGTGATTCGGAATCAAAGAAACCGCTGCGGCACAACGGTTATTGCAGTGCGAGATAACTATTAGGTGCGATGGATAGGGGATAACTCGCATGTTGATTTATAAGTCAACGCAAGAAGTACCGATGGAACCGGCATTGCTGCACTGCACGACAAGTTAGACATAACAAGAACGATAGATTCCTCTAGCGTGTAGGAAAACGTGCTACACGCCACATCTAGCGCCGTTTGCGTAGCGGATAAGCTAGTGCTAGAAAAAGATTGCCCCGGTCAGGAATGAGCCTGCCGGGGCGGACTGGATAGATTCTTGGCGGGATTATCCAGCCGGTTTACGGAATAGCCTCTAACACACTCCGTAAAAACGTCAAATCCCGCCCAACCGTCAAGGTTCCTCCGAAGCGACTGCATGTCGGCGCTAAGCGTTGGGGCGTGCAGTGTCACTTGCGCTACCAAGGGTCCAGACGAAGCGCATACCCGGTCCATTTAAGGCGTGAGGGGAAGTGCTGGCTTACCGACTGTCCATATCTTGCGGTCCAAATGTAGACGCCTAGTCGAACCGTGCTGACAGTGCATAAGGGTCGACTGCCCCTGCGACGGCTGGCTCCGTTCGGCATGATCGCTGAAGGCATAGGGGAGGACCCTGCTCTTAGCCGGGTGTACCCTTCCTATGCCCTTAGCTATGGCTTCTCCATTCGGCATAGAGGGTTAAGTAAGATGGTTAAAAGCTTATTAGGCAAGAGAATTTCGAGAACAGAACTTGTCGCCACAAGACTGAGGGAGAGAGATTTTAGGGAAACGTATGCGGGGTTATTGTGGCTGGCGAAAAACAAGGGATACAAAAACGGGTGGGTGGCACACAAATTCAAGGAGATATTTGGTAAATGGCCGAAACCTCAATCGGTAGTAGAACCGAAGCAACCGGATACCTTGCTGGTCGAATATCTGGGGATAATGCGGAAGCGATGGCGAGCTAGAAAAAAGCGTGAAGAGGCAAAGAGCGGGGCGCCGATCCTGACGGCTTTCAAATCGCGTGAGGAAGTGTTTGAGTTTAGCGGAAATGGATTGGATTGTGACTGAGCGGTTAGATATTATGGGTTATACAACGCGGTTCGGAATGAGGAAGCCGGCGTGTCTGACGAATTTATTCAGTCTGTGCGCGAAAGCTACACCTCGAGCTAGGGCCCCCTGCGTCCGGGGGCCCGCTGGAGCGATAGCATCCGCCTATTAATTTAGGGGATTATAACCTTGACAAAGCAGACGCAAAAGGTAGATAGAGCGGCCCCCCAAGGGGCTGGCGCGCCCGGCGAAATGCTTACGATCCGCCGTTCTGATTTGGTGGAAGGGATGGTGGCTGAGTTGCTCGACTTTTTTGACGAGCCTCGTTTAGGCGGATCAAGCCTGCCCGAATCTCAGGCACGTTGGATAGTTGCTGGAGGTATTCGGCGCGCTGTTGCGGGGAATTGTGATCCCAAATCGTAGACATCCCAATTCGTAAGTGGGTCTTTGCAGCACGGCTCCGCTCGATCATTCGATTTAGGTCGTCATCGCAGTCTAGTTGTGCGGACTCGTCACTGAATAGCCCGTGGTCGCATGGCTTCTGTGGCGCGGGTGCAAGCTTGCCGCGTTGCCACTGGCGTTGCGCCCATTCTTTTGCATCGCGGGTTTGCGTAGTAGTCAGAATAGCTACACTTAAGGCAATGTCAATAGGTTTATCGTTTGTAGTTAGCTTTTTCGTTTCGGGTTAGGTTTATCGTTTAGTTTTAGCGTTTACGTTAGGAATCTCGTTTAGGATTCTCGTTTGATAGTTAGCGATAGTTAGGGCGGGCGGTAGTAAGCGATAGTTAGCAATTTCCGGGAGCGGGGCCCGGGAGCCCAGATAGAGTCGGGGCGGGGCGACTGTCATCCGCCCCGCCCCTAGCGTTCGCCTCCGGGAGCAAACGGAAGCGGACGCCTAAGCGGTTTCGTAGATTGTGGCCTTGCTCCAATCCAATTCCGGGAACCGCTCCGGGGCCCCGTATTCCCGCCCCCGCCGCCTCCGGTAAAGATTCTCCCGTTCCCAGCAATAGGAGCAAAGAATCGAATTCCCGCCCATGGGTCCGCCGCCCCATGAATAGAGTCGGACCTCCCCGCTATTGTGGGGCCCCGCCCCGTCGCAGTTCCAGTTCTGAGTCGTCATAGGATTCCCCGTTTTGCTAGTGTTGACTCCAAGTGTCGCCCCCATCGTGACTGTGAACCCCAAGGGCGACCGTTTGGGGATTCACTTTACGCCCCGCTAACATCTCAGCGCGGGCTATCTCAGCGCGAGCTAGTGCACTCCCCGTCGCCATTATGCGACGATAGGCGCAATTATCGGTTATCCCGTTCCGCTCCTCATTCCAGCCCGCAAACGCTATCGCGCCATTGGCTCCGACAACGGGGCGGACTAGGCGCTTTTTAAGCTTCGCGTCTAAAGCCGCGATGGAGTCGCGGACTTGTTTTTTGCGCTGGTCTAGAGTCTGTCCAATTCGGAAAGGTTTTGAATCGCATGGCATGTCACTTGCTCCTAAATTGACAAACGGCGGGGAGGTCCGACTCCCCGCCAATAAGAGGCTAGTCCAATTCGACGCTAATAGACGCTGGTGCGGGCTCCGATATCGGGGCGACGGGAGCAAGGTCTAGCGCCCTCCCCTCCCCTACGGGTTCCGCAATGTCGCCCTGCGGGTCTAGGTCGATAAACGCGGTACGCGCGGCGGCGAGAGTCGCAAGAGTTTGCCTATCGACCTCGGTCGCTGCCGCCTCCCCTGCCTTTACGATTTTGCGAGCTATGGACCTTGCCGCCTCGATAGCCTTTTGTACGGTCTCGGCGGACTCTGGCGTTAACATCTGGGAGACGGAACGCGCCTTATTCGCCGCCTCCCGGATCGACTCCACGTCTAGGGACTTGATTCCCGACTCCATGTCCCCGACGAGGTCCCGCATCTCCGAATTGATTGCGCGGACCGCCTCGACATCATCGGAAGCGACTCGCCCCGCGATAACGTAAACATCGATTCGGGAAAGCTTAGCGGACTGATTGAACGACTCCGCAAGCTTACGAGACTCGGCAATAACCGACTCCAGGTCCGCCGCCTTAGCTTCCGGGCAAAGTAACCCGAACGCGGAATTCGCGCAGAGTCCGGATATCAGGGAACGGCATTTGCCCCGAACCTTTATCGCGGACTCATGTTCCTCCGGGTCCGATATCGTGCGGCGGGTCTCCCATACCGCGCGCCTTTCGCCCGTCTCCGTCTGGTGATCGGGTTCAATATCGACTCGCTGGTATTGGGTATTTCCCCGAATTGAGGTCTTAAGGCTAACCAATAATCCGGGTTTAAGAGTGCTAATCTTGAGACTCATTGCCTTGTTCCTATTTGCCAGTCTGGGCTCATCAGCGGACGCCTAACGTCCGGACGGGCCCGCATATCGCGGGCCCATGTTTCGCCCTATAGATCGACCGCGCGCAATTGCGGCTTTTCCTCTTCGATAGTCCCCGCTGGTCTCGCCCGTCCCTTTGCCCATGCGCGCAAAGCCGCGATTTTTTTCTCAGCTTGCTTCGCTAGGGGAACAATGGACTGGGAGACCGCAACAAGGTCCGCCGTCGTAATTTCGCGTTCCCCGTCTGCAAACGCGATAAACATTGCATCGGGGACTAGCGCGGCAATCTCCGCCCCGCTGAATTCCCGGGTTGCGTCTGCTACCGCGTCACAGTCGATTCCCGCCGCGTTGCGTTTGTAGGTAACAAGAGTCGCGGCAAGTATCTGGGCGCGTTCCGCACGATTCGGATTATCGACGAAAAAAACCTCATCGAATCGGCCTTTCCGTAATAGCTCCGGAGGCAATGATTCTGCGTCATTAGACGTAGCGACGATAAACGCCTCGCCTTTGCGCTCTTGCATCCAATTTAGGAGGGCCCCTAATTGGTCCGCCGAGACTCCACCGTCTGCACTCCCGGAGGTCGCGCCCTGGAGTGCCTTTTCTATCTCATCAATCCAAACAACGCATTTGCCCATTGCTTCGATAGTCTGGATTCCTTGCCGCATGAGTCGTTCGGAATCGCCGACAAATTTTGATTTGAGTGCGCCCGGGTCCAAACGAATAAGCGGGGATTCCAATTCGGTCGCGCAAGCTTTTGCAAGCATACTTTTTGCGTTGCCCGGGACTCCCGTTAGGAAGATTCCTTTCGGGGCGGGGAGACCATAGGCGCGGGCGGATGCTTTATAGGCAAGCTTGCGTTGCCTGATAAAAGCTTTCGCATTTTCGAGTCCGCCGATTGCGCTAAACCCTCCGGGTAGCGGGTCACATAGCTCTAATACCTTTTCCCGGGAGACGACTCGACGTTTTTCAGACGCGATAATGGCCGGGTCGATCTTACGAGATGTAACCATTGACCGGCCAAAGCATGACATAGCCTCGGACTCGGGGAGCCCGATTGCAGCGTCTACCGCCGCGTCAAAGACTCCATTAGGCGCGGCATTAGCTAACGCCTCATCCAAGGTCGCAAAGTACCCGTCCTTAATCCGCTCCGGGTTAACTAGGACTCGGACTGATTCCTTAAGTGAAGAGGCTATCTCTTCGCGGTCGGGCAACGCCCAGTTTATCACTGTGGCGTGTCCTGATAGCTCAGCGGGAACATTCCCAGACGCGACCAATGCGACAATTGCCTGAGCGGAAGCTTGTGGCATTGTCGGGCGGGAACGGGCAAAATTACACACTTGCCTAACAGTAAGCGGGCCCGATGTTAGCCACGGCATAAGGTCGCGGAGAATCCAGAGTCCCCGCTCGCTTCCGGACTCGGCGCGACTTGCTATCGTCTGCAACAAGTCCCCGATATCGGGAGACGCAATCGGGAGGACCTTGCCCGACATGTCGCAGACTCCTTGTCCGCAGTCCCATGTTCGGGGGACGTAGTTAGCTGCCGCTGCCGCTTCGATCAGATAGCGTTCGACTCTCGCCTCTTCGCGGGTTTCAATAACGATTACTGGATTGCGGGCCCGTAGCAGTGACGCCACGTCCGCCGCTAGTATCTGGGATTTAGTCGCCATGGTTTTTGCTCCTATGTTCGGGGGAGAGTCCCCCGTGGCGACAATAAACGTAGCGCGCATTACTACAATGGGGAATTTAATGTTTTGATAATGCTTAGTTTTTTGCTAGGCTTGGAGTCCGCCACGGAATCAAATCGCGCAATTATTCGGTAATAATATCAGGGATTTATCAGAGTGAACGGGACCTATCGCGTTCACGTTGCACTTGTTCCGCTATTTCGCGGCTTTTCCTATCGCGCCAATACTCCCGGAGCCCGTGGCCTATCCCGGGTCCGCCACGATACTGCGCCAAGGTCTCCCGGAGGTCGCGGAGACGTTTTTCGCGCGCTTCTAGCTCATCCATAAGGAGTCGAACAAACCATCTCGGCGCGTTCCTAATCCCGTTCCGCCATTGCTTCACTGTAACCAGCGAAACCCCATTAACCCGCACTATACCCAAAACCCGACAAGCTTCACGAATAGGCGATATTACCGGAATAGACGGGTATGCAGCATCATGATTTGATTGAGGGTTATGGCCTATAAACCCGCTTCCAGGCGGATTCTCGTTTGTTTCCAATAGGCGTTTCATGGTCGATAGCATAGACCCGGGCTCCGGAGGTCGCAACCTCGACCGCGTTAAGGTCCCGTTAGCGTGGGATAGGTGCTAAGCTATTGGTTTTGTTGGGTGCTGCTACCGTCTGGGAGGGGAGACGGGCCCGGGTCCGGGCATTTCCCCAAGGGTGCCTGGACTAGCCGGGGTTATGATCGAGGGCACCCCACTCTCTTCCCCCGTATAAGGTTCTTGACTATTGGTGCCATGTATGGTGCCAATGGCACTACAGGATAGTGCCATGGATGATATTGAGGTTATTCAGAGGGTAGGGAGGCTGAAAGCGAGCGGGGTTGCGCGCAATCCGGAGGTGTTGTGGTTATGCGAATTAGCGGAGCGGTATGTAGCGGCGTTTAGGAGGCTACAGGATAGACGCTCTGTAGGGAGGCCGAGGGTAGGACGGAAAAGCGAAACTTTTGAGGCGACGAAGCCTTGGAAGAGTGAGGGTATGTCGCGGCGGACTTGGTATCGGCGACGGAAGGAGATGCGGGATGGATCGTGAGCGGTGGGAGTTTTTGCGGGACAGCAAGCGGGGGCGGGTTTATGCGAAGCGCAATCCGCCGAAGCGGAGAATACGTGGCGCGGTGGTCTTGGGGGTATTTTCGGGGTTAAGGAAGCTCATGCGGTTAGCTAGGCAGGGGCGGATACCGGAGGAGCGTTTGGGTATTATTGAGCGAGCGGAGAAGAATGCTGCAATCTAGGCGCTGAGCCTTTTGGGGGTTATTTTTTTGTGTTAGGATTTGGCTACAGGAGGTCCCGATGAAATTTCATGTCATGGATCACACCGGCCACTCCACTATCGAGTTCGACAAGACCCAGACCAAAGAGGCGATGGAGAAGTTTACGGAGCTTTTGAATTCCGGCCACACGGCTGCGATTCGGAACGAGGGGCAACGGGATTACACCGTGTCCCGCCGTCTCCAGCAACCGGCAGATGAAGTTCTCTTCGTGCCTCACCTAAAAGGCGGATGAGTGAAGAGTTGTGGTTGCTAGGCTGGCTGGCGCTGTGGTCGGCTTTCTACACATGGCGGATCATGGCTGAGCCGTGGGTTGACCCCTCCGAAAAGGCCATGACGCTGTTTCTGTCGTGGCTCACACCGCAACAGCGCAAAGACTATCTCCGCTATAGCTATTTCCACGTTGTCGGCAATCACACCGGCATGACGTACCGGATAAATAAAGCCGTGGCCCCATTCAACGTCGAACAATTTTTCGGCGCAAAGACGGTACGGCGGTTATGCTTTGTCCCTTATGGAGCTAATTTTACCGGCGATATCATGCTGGCCCAGAAGATCGGTCTCGAAACCAACGAACAGCACGTTCTTAAAATCGCCAACGATTACGCTAGCTGGACGGGACGTTATTTCCCACAGCAGACCCTTGACGGCGGCGTGTAGTCCTGCTAGCTACACATTGCCTGCCTCAAAGGCTTCCCCGTCCGAGACGCAGGCACGGGCCCGGGTCCGCCACAGCCCCCGTTTCAGCCGAGACCCGGGCCCAACTTCTTAAGGTCATGGACAAGAACTTAAAGCTCACCAAGTTTTTTGAGATGGAACACTTCACCAACTGCACGGGGGTCGAAAAGATACTTGATGCCGTGGGGGATGGGCCGTTGCTGGAGCTAGGCGTTGGGGATGGCACTTCGTTTGAGAAGCTATGCAGCCGGTTCTATCCGTTTGATGTCTACGGTT